ATTAAGAATAGATTAAGTAGTTAATAAAATTCAGATACAAATTTAAAATTTGAATTTAATTGAATTTATATTATAGAGATTTATATAAAAATTTAAATTTATATCCTATTTTTATTAACTACTTAAAGAAATTTTAAATTAAGAATAGATTAAGTAATTAATAAAATATAGTAGAAATTTATAATCTACCTAGTATTAATTTTTGAATAAATGTAGTGCCTGATACAATTTTATCAACTACTTTAAGAATTATATAATTCCCTGACAAAGATGTGTCGCCTTTGTCTTGTGATTCTTTAACGTTGATATTTCCTGAAATCTTAAGTTCAATAATATTGTATTGATTAGATTGTGTAAAGTCGCCTGATACTATTATTTCAAGTCCTGATTCTCTTACAAAGTTTTTAAATGTATCAGCATATAGTGAATTATCATCAAGGTATTCTTTAGTTGTGTATCTTACACCTGATGTTTCTTGTGCTTTAGGAGTAGATTTAGATATTTGGATATCTGAACTAATATCACTTAAATTCTGTTGAAATTTATCCATAGTTTTTGTAGCAGGATTATAAACTAAACAAATAGTCTTAGGTTGAAATCTATTTGATGAATTTAGTTGTTTATACTCAAATATCTTATATTGGTAAAATGTATTATTAGTTTTGTCAATGTATCTATATTTTTGTTTAGATAAGTTAGAAACTTTTAAATTTCGTGCGGATTTAACATTTATTGAATCTCTTGTTTGATATACAATAAATCCTTCACGCTCTAAATCATTAGTGATAAAATCAAGAAAAGACACGCTAGGATTTACTGAATATAATGCACGCTCTTTCGATTGTTCTATATTTATTTTTAATTTATCTTTTGTTATATATTCATTAACTTCTTGTAAAAACTCTTGAAATATATCAGAAATTTTAACAGAATTGTAAGATTTAGCCTTAAATATATTATCTAATTTATATGATATTATATCTCTAATTGAGTATTGAAGTAATGTTTTATTGCCTTGTTTTATAGTATTTTTGCCTGTAATAATAAATGTTCTGTAATACTCTTTTTGAAATAAATCTTTAAAATATAATTGAATTTCAACGTCTGAACCTAATTCTAAAGCATTGTTAATATCGGCTATATCATCTATTATAATATATCCTTCAATATCTACGCCTGAATAAGAAATCTCAATATTTTTAAGCAATAATTGATTTAAATTTATTGATTTATTAGATTTTTTATCTGTTAAAATTCCTTTAACTGCTGATATTTGTGAATTGACTGATAATGCTTCAAATCCCATATAAAACCTTAATTTTGAAATCCGTTATTAATTCTTGCTGAACTATTAAATATCTTTAAGAAATCTTGAATTCTCTCTTGTCTTAATAATTTAATAGTTCTATTAATTTCATTTTGTTTATTTAATTTTTCTTTTAATATATTGAATAATCTAAGTTTTGTTTCATCTGTATATTTACCTGAATAAGGGTCGTATTTATCTCTACTGAAATAATTTTCAGTAATAGATTCTGCAAGATTATATATTAAATCAAAATCAAAAGGAAGTGAAAATAATGGGTCTAAATGATTAATTAATAATATAATATCCCAATAATTTTCATTATTATAGTATCTATATGATATTTCTTCTAGTAATGAATTATTATCTATATTAACAAAAAATACATTATCCCTATCATTAAGAAATTCAGATAATTCTTTATTTTCTATAATAAATCTTAAATCTAGTGAAGTATAATCACGAACTTGATAATCTTTAATATCTTTATAATTTTTATATACAGGCGAATTATAATCTTCATATTTAGAATCGTCTAAATTTTCAAAATAATCAAAATCTGATACTGTATTTTTAAGTTGTTCTCTATCATTTTTATATATCATTTAATAATCCTATTTCTCAGGAATTTTAGTATATGAACCATAATCAACACTATCCCAATCATCAAAATCAATAGCCCTATATTCAGCAAAAGTTAATTGAAGTGATACATATTTAGGCATTCCGTCTAAAGTTGTATCAACATATCCGCCTGCTGAATAATTAGTATTAACTTCTTGTAAAACACAAGGCAAAGCATTAATCATCTTATTTAATTGTGGATTTCCAAATTCTATACAGAAAAATCTAGGTTGAGTCATTAGAAAACTTGCTGTAACTTTAGGCGATGAATACTTTTTAAGAGTTAATATAATATTAACCATATCTTCCGCTTCTTTTTTAGAATTAGGAATTAAGTTAAATGTAAAAGTAAATGTTCTAGGTGCTGAACCCCTGTAATTTTGGAAGAAATCAGGATTTAATAAGTTTCTTTGCTTTCCTAAAGAACCTGCTAATTTTGCATTAAAGTCACCTAGCATTGCTTTTGTTGCACCTGTTATTGAATTTGCTGTTTTTTTAAATTTGTTTGAAGCAGTATTTTTAACTATATTATCTTTATCAGTGTCTAAATCCATTTTATCGCCTGCTAAAGCACCAATTATTCCATTTTCTACTCCATAATCGTGTGAATAGACGTCTGATAATTCATTAGGAATAGGTAATACAATACTAAATTCAAATTTAGCATTTAATCTTTTCATTTCTCTTACTAAATTGCCATATTGATTAATTGCTTCTGATGTTTTATTTACTGCACCATCTTGTTTAGAAATTTTATCATTTTTCTCTTGAATTTCTTTTGTAAATTGTTCTATTTTTTCGCCTGAATTATCAAATACTGATAATAATGTTTGAGATTCAAATATTTTTAAAGTTACTTTTCTTAATGCAAATTCTTCATTTGCCATAGTTACAGGAAAATACATATATGTTGGTGCAGAATTTGAAGCATTTACAGAATTCTTAGTTGCTTGATTTGTAACTGATATAGGCATTTTCTTTTATATCCTTAAATTATTAATATGAAAATGAATCTGATAAATTCATTGAAGGTTTATCACTACTATTTACATTAACATTTGTATCAGAACCACCATAATTGACAATAGTTATAGTCTGTGTAGGTTTGTCAATATTTGGTAAATTTCTTTCTTGTTTTTCTATATTATCAGAATTTATATTTGCTTGATTTTGTTGTATAGTTTTATTCATATCATTTATTAAATCTTGTTTATCTAATTTTTCTATTCTTTCAACTTCATCATTAATTTCATCTGAATATGGTGTTTTAATAGAATCTAAACTTGATTTATCTTGTTTAACTGATGATATAGAACCTTCAATTGATTTATTAAAATCTTTATATGCTTCATTAAATTCATCAGGCAACATATCTGCGTCTTTTGCTAATAAAGCACTATCTAATCCTATACTTGCTAAAGTTCCTAATCCAGGAAAACTACCTGCTATACCGCTTAAAACTTCAACAACTGCACCTGTAAAATCGCCTGCCAATAATCTATCTGCACCAAATGCTAATCCTGCAATAAGACTAACACCTGGAATTTTCTTACTGACTGCCTTTATAATTTTAAGTGTTTTAGGTGGTATTATATTTGTAATATATTTTAATACTTTTTCAGACATAAAAGAAGTTGCTTTATCTTTTAATAAATTTAATCCTGCTTTAGCATTGTTATATTGCTTACTAGCAAAATTTGCTACATCATCGGCTGTCTTAACAATAAAATCTTTTGAATAATTATAACCTTTTACAATATCATCAGTTAATTTACCACTTGCAACATAATCATAACCCTTTTTAGTGTATTTAACTGCTGTATCTGCTAATTTACCAAAAAATCCTTGTTCTTTAACAGGTGCTGTTGGCACTGATTTAGGTTTATTAATATTTTCAATAGGCTTAACACTTTTTGTTGGCTCTACTTTAGGTTTAGGTGTTTCAACTTTTGGTGCAGGTGTGCTAGGTTTATTAAATTTTGCTTTAATATCATCAATTGTCTTAGATAATGTTGCTTTAGTATTATCAATAAGTGTTCCTAATGATTTAAACTTAGATTCAGCAAATTGTTTAAAACTTTGAAATGAACTCTTAAGACCATTGATGTCAAACTTATTAATATACTTATATAGAGATTTTGATAAATCTGCTATTTTTGTTGGCAAAGTTCCTAGAGATGTTATAAATTTAGGCAATTTAGGATTAAAGAAAAATTTTAAAGGTTTAAATACAGATTTTAATAATTTAGAACCTAGCCAAGCAGTAGCACCCCCTTTTAAGAAATCGCCTATTCCTAATCCACCTGAACTGCCTATACTAGATTTAACCTTTTTAACAATAGTTTTCATTACTCCTGCACCTATTAATGCACCACCTAATTGTGCTTTATGTAATGAAATATTAGTGTTTTGCTCGTCGAACGAATCTTTATAATAATCATCTATTGTTTCTTGAATTTTCTTATTAATTTCATAATGTTTTTTAAGTAAAGGTGTATTGTCAGCAGTAGGATTTAATTTTATTATAGTATTTAATTGTTCTTGTGAATTTGCTATTTTATCTATAATACTAGGAAATAAATCTAAATTTGATTGTTTATTTTCTTGATAGTTTTTATCATCTTTTTGATTGACATTATTGTCATTATCTTTGTCGTCTTTATAATCTTCAATTTCATCATCATCTATCATAGGTATATTAAGACCAAAAAAACCTGATATACCACTTGCTAATAATCCACCACCCATTAATAGAGTTTGCATAGATTCTGAATTAAATCCGTCTAAACCTTTTGAACCAAATAAGAAATTTGATACAGAATTGCCTATACTATTACCTATATTACTAAATACATTTCCTGTATTGCCTGTATCATTAGGCAATTCTTTTTCATTTATATTATCGCCAATAGGTGCAGTAGGAATAGTTGATTTATTATCTGCTATATATGCGTTTGAAAATTCAGGATTTGCTATTTTTCCTTGAAACTTTTTAGGTAAATAGGATAAAGTTTCATCGTTTGAGCCTGCTTTTGAACCTAATTTATAATATTGCATTATATCAGTTCCGTAAGCGTCTTTAAATCCTTTACCTTCTAAGAAGAGTTTTTTAGTATTTCCAAATCCACCTAAGTGTGAAGCCATTAACTTACCACTTAAATCACTTTCATCAGTATATCCAATACTTTTAGAAATTTGATTATAGTTAGATTTAAGCAATTTATCCATTGCTTGTTCTTGATATTCAACATTATTTAAGAATGCTTGCTTACCGCCTTTAATAGTCCAATTGCTATCATCTGCTAAGAAGTCATTTTGCCAACCACTATATCTTTGACCTTTTTTAGGAAGTTTTGATTTATCTATAAATCCTGTATCAGCAAGTGCTTCAGCACCGAATTGATACTTACCCATAAAACCTAAACCATTTACTGAATATTGATTTCCCCCTGATTCTCTATATGCAATAATATTCTTTAGGTTTTGATAGGTGTCGTTTGACATTCCAATGGTATTGTTTAAATCTGTCTTATTACTCATAAGACTATTTATTTAAAAATATATAAGAAATTTTAAAGATTTAGTGCTTTAAAGTTATTATAATCTTTGCAAATGGTATTATAAATTTCTTATCTTTAAATTTATCATTATTTTCTATTATATAATAATCAGATTTAGGAATTTGATTTTCAGGTAATTCTATAAAATATCTTTTAGATAATGCTTTTGTCGGTGTTTTTATTGAATTTGATATTTTATATTGATTTCCTTCTACAATTATTTCATTAAAAATATCCCTATTATTAGTGTTTGCAATAATATTGTATTGATTTTTATTTAAAATATATAAAGCAGATAAAGGAACTGCCATATATCCTTTATAATCATAAGGGATATTTTCAGTTTTATTAACACATAAACAATCAGAATTAACATATTTTTGATAATCTTTATTGTTATAAGTCTTAGTAAATTTATAATAAGGAATTTTAGGTTCTATATTACCAAAGAAATTAGAATTTGCTTCTGCGATTTTATTATCAGGTGTAATAAATTTTCTAAATATATCACGATTTAAAGCCCAAATTTTCTTTTGTTTAAAATAATCAAATATTTCAACAGATGAAATTATAGATACAGGAGCAATAATTATAAATTTAACATCTAAATTCATTATGAAATTAATATATAATCTTATTAATGAAAATGGTGGATTTGTTACTACTATTATATCATCTTTAAATTCATTAATTATATCTGAATTATATTCAAACAAACCTGATTCAATAGGTATTTTAGTTTCATTAATACCATCATAATCATATCTATAAGGTTCATCAGATTTATATGTTGATATTAATCTTTTTAAACCTAACTTTGTAAAGTTAATCTTAAAAAACTTATAGAAGTTGCTGAAACTAGGGTCATCGCAATTACAATATATCACTTTATCTTTAAGATGTTCTGAATATTGTGATATAAAGTTTTCAATATCTTCATATCTTGTATAAAATTCATCATTTTTATTTTGTTTTGCTTTATTTAATTTTGTAATTGTTCCTGCTACACTCAATTTTGCTCCTTAATTAATGTATTCATAAACTAAATTGCCACAATCATATATACGTCTATATCCATTATTAAACATATTTTCTGATTCTGACAATTCAGGATTATATTTTTCTAATAAATTAGCCAATTTATGCTTTTGAAATTGATTTCTTGACATTAATATTGCAACATCATTAGGTTTAAAATAAAAATAATTAGGTTCTGTTTTTCTTAAGAATTTAAAACCTAATTTTTCATAAATGCTTCCATTACTGAATCTTCTGTTGGCATAACTAATTATTGATTTAGGATTATAATTCTTAATGAAATAATTAAATAACTTAGAAGCAGAGCCTATAACCGATGTATTTAATTTATTGCAGAATCTGATTAATTCATATTCATAATTCTTATTAAATCTAGGTTTAGAAAAGGTCATCACTGATACTAATTCATTATTATAGTATAAACCTAAGTTAATTGATGAATTAATGAATCCTTGTAAGTGATTATTATTTAAGAAATCCTTAATTTCAGTTGACTTTAATTCTTTAATAATACATTTACGAGCATATATACGTTCATTAACACCCAATTTATTATTAATCATTGATATCCATATATCTATATTATCTGATTCAAATATATGAAATAAATCATAACCTTTTAAATTACACAATTCAAGTTTATCTAAATGATAGTTTTTATCTTTATTCCTAAATTTGGAATACTTATCAAAACCTTCTGAATGATACATTAACCCATCATATTCAATTCCTAATTTAATATTAGGCAATACAATATCTATCTCAAAAGGATATATGATTTTTCTATTGTTTAATATTTTATTATTTGTTTTTATTTTTTCAAAAATTTGTCGTTGAGTCCAACAATTAAAGATATAATTTGTTTTGTCTATACCAAATTTTTCTTTATATTTTATAGCCGTTTTAAATTTAACATTAAAATAACTACAAAATTTCTTTAAATAAAAATACTTATCATCAGTAAATACATATTTAACAAAATTTTCATTTAAATTTTCATAATTTTTAAAATGTATTTGAGTGTGACTTTCTCTATTATATTTTTCTAAATTATGTTGTAAGATATAATCTTTATAAATTTTTGAAGCAAAAACATTATCTGCACCAAATTTTTTAATATTTGTGATTTTTGCTCTTTTTCTTGAATCAAAAATAAAATCATTATATTTTTTTAATGTTTTTAAAAGTGATTTGTCTGTAATAACAAAAGACTTTACATAAGAAAAAATTAGTTTTAGTTTATCTAAATCTTTTTCTGTTACTTCTATAAGAGAATATTTGTTTATATGATATCTCATAATTTTAACTAAAGATTCTTCTGAACCACCCATATTTACAACACCATATTTTTTTAACGTTTTACCTTTTATTTTCTCTTGAAATTCATCACTAAAGAATAAAGAAGTAAATCCATATCTCTCATAAGTAACTTGTTTAACTTTATCTTGTATTTTGTTTGATTGAAATGGATATTCAACACCTAATTTTGATAAATTTTTTTGTTTTGCTTTTTCTTGAATCGAATTTGTAATTTCCTTTTTAATTTCTTTTGTTATCGAAAAGGTTTTCATATTATATTTTTTAGGCTCATATCTATATGTTTTAAGAACTTCTTGATAAATTTCATCAATAGTATATTGAGATTCAAAAAACTTTAATGTTCTTGTTATAAATCTTTTAACATTACCTTTACATATTCGCTTAGATAGTAATTTAATTGAAGTTACCAAATCGTGTTTATATAATAATTTTTTAATAATTATTTGAAAATAATATTCTTCATATCTTGATTTTAAATATCTTACATATTTTGGAAACTCAATTAATTGTTTAGTATTATTTGTGTTCTCTTGATGATTCATTATAGTGTATTATCCCCCTGCCAAAACATTATCGCTTGATGTAATCACACAACCACCACAATCTATTGGGTCGCCTATTCTCATAATATCCAAATTATTAACAAATACAGTTTCCGAACCTGCTTCGCCAAATCTAGGGTGTGGCGGACTAGGACTAGGACTAGGGTGTGGCTGAACTGCGTCTGTTTTTCTAAATGTTGGTAAATTATTTGTAATAACATTATCAGACCCTTGAATTACAGGGCTAGGTATAAAAGAATCGTGTCCGCTACAAATATCGTGAAGTCTAGCAACAGGTGGCATATCTAAATATCCCTACTTACATCAAAAACATTCATAATTTTTTCAATATTTATTTCAAAAAGATTATTATCTTGAATTTGATTAAATATTAATCTCATTGCGTCTTTTTCATCTTCTTTATCAATTGGATTTTTTAATATAAAAGTTATTGTTTGATTTGTATTATCAGAAATACACAAATATTTTGATTCATTAAAATAAACCTTAACAATAGAATCAGTATTAATTATCGTATTGTCAATTAATTTTAACATTTTTAAACTCCTTTACTTGTATTCAATATTATGCTTATCTAAGTAATAATCAAATTTTTTTAAATCATATTTTTCAATATCTTGTGAAACTTCTAACATCAAATCACACAATTTATCATATAATTCATTAAAATTGACTTTTCTTATTGGTAAATTGCTATACGCTCTTGTTTTTAATTTATTAAATATTCTTTCTAAATCTTCTTTAGAATCAATAAATTTGTTCCATATTTCGTCATAATATGATTTATAATCAAGTCTTGAATTAGATTTTAATTTAAGGTCTTCTATATCGCCAAGCCAAATATTAAGAGATTTTAAGTGACCCTTAACATCAATAGGATTTATAAAGCAACACAATTTAACTATATGCTTACAAATCTGCGGACTTAAATCAAAACATTTGCTTAATATTTCTTTTCTTTGATACGCTAGTTCAAACAATTCTGTATTAAATAATAAATCACTAAATTTCATATTAAACTCCTTCAATCCTTTTCTGACAATTATATAATATAAATCTTAATTGAAGTTTAAACTCTAGGTGTATCTCTAAAGTTTATCCAACGTGATAAATCTCTTAATTTTGGTCGTTTTGTTCTGATAGTATCATAATCAGTAATAGGCTGTCTTTTAATATTAAATGGACTAAATTTGCTTAAATAATCAAAAGTAAAAATAGCAGTGTCAATATTATTATTTCTTATTAATAATATAAGAAAAGATTTTTTTAATAAACCAAAATAATATAAATCATCTGTATTATTTTTATTAAAATATCCTACATCAGTTATAATTCCTGAACCTTCATTTATTAAATCTTGATAATTAATTACTCGTTCTTTGGGCGGTCTGCCTGAATAAAAAATTCTTTGTGTTTCATCAGTATTACCAAACCAACTAGGAATATTATCAATTTTATCGTAATTTTGATGAAAATGCGTAATACCTGATAATTCTTGATTTTTGAAATATTGATTAAATTCACAATATTTAAAATCTGAATTTTTAAAATATTCTAATAAAATTTGATTTTTTGGATAATAATTAGGGGTTTCTGAAATATCAAAGAATTTATATTTAAGATATAATTTATTATTAGGGATATTAATATCAGTGCCTGCATAATTAGGCAAAAATATAATATTTCCTACTAATCTACCTGTTTTATCGGCTCTATCAAAATCATTACCCTTTATATCTCTTGTGATATTCTGCAACTGATAGGGAAATAATTGTTCTAATTGCTTATACTTAAATTCAGGCTTCTCGTTGCCTGTATAAGTTGAACCTTGTGTGCCTGATGTATTACTACCTGTTGAACCTGAATTGCCTGTAAGACGCTCTAATTTAATCCTAAATAGTATATTTACACTAAACTTAAAACAATATTCATATCCTGCATATCTACCATTTTTGTAAAAATTAGCACCACTAAATTTAAGTTGTTCTCGTTCATTAATAGTTACAGGTTCTGTTTGCTCGTTAAAAGATTTAATAAATCCACGTAAATTTAAATCATTATTGATAGTTAATCCATTAGGAAACCCATCATCTAAGAAAACTTTTGCTATTTCTATATTGTTTGATTTATTAATACTTAAGTCATACTTAAATTCAGTTTCTTCTAAAGTGTGGTATCTGTGAGCGGATTCAGGATTATCAAGATTTGCTATATTTTTAAGCAATAAATGATTTCCTGTAAATCCGATATAGCCTTTAGTTGTGTTATCAGTATTGGTGGTATTATCAGGCAAGATTTAAACCTTTTAAACTTTAAAATATAGGTGTATCAAAATATTTGTTTAAATTGTGTTTATAATCTGTTAAACTTAATAAAAACTCTTTATTATGTTTTTTAAATATATTAATAGTAAGTCTATCATCTGAAGACTCCATTAATATAGTAACAATAACTGCCAAGCCGTTAATTTTAGATTCTAGTTGCATATTTACTCCCACTTAGATTACTCAAACTACTCGAATACATAATAAATTGTTTCAAATTCATTGCTATATGGAAATTGAAACTGCGTCATAAATTTATTTATTACACTTATACTAAGTTTTTTATTTGTTCTTAAATTATTTCTTTTAAGAATTTCACTTAATCCTATGCAAAAACAAATACCTATTTTATGTGAATTAAATTCTTTAATATTTTTATTTCTTGTTTTATATGTTGTATTTGTTTTATCTATTATAAAATTCTCTTTATTTTGCATATACAAATTATATAATTTATTATATTCTGAATCTACTAAATCTTGATTAACATCATCAAATGCTTTATTATAATCATCTGTATCAGATAAATTCATTATAATATCATCTCTTGACAATATTTTAAAATCGTTAAATTTAGTCAATTCTTTGATATATGTTGATTTGCCTGAATTTGGTATGCCTATCATATAGATTATTTTATTGTCAAAACTATGGCTAAAATCAAAACTCTCTTTAAATTTATTAATATCGTGAATTATAGGGTCTTTTGCAGGTGTTCTGCCAAGTGAATCACATCTATGAATTTTAACTAAATCATTATATTCAGCACGTGTATATCTTGATACTAATTTTTTAATTCCTAATGAATAAGGGTCTGCGTGTCTTTGAATTAATGATAATATTCTTAATAAATCAAATCTTGAAATTTCAAAGTTAAAATTATTAATCAAATATTTAATTACATCATATGCTACAAATACTGAATAAGATTCGTGACCCCTAAAATATGTTTTGCCTGATTCAGGTTCATAAACTTTGCAAAATGGCTTACCGACATCGTGCAAGAAACAAGCAATATGTAGAATTTCATCATCAGGATATAATAACTCTGCTTGCTCTTTAACTAGATTAAGGTGTGTTAAAAATGAACCTTCTTGATGATAAGGATTATCAATTCCGTGATTGTCTTGTAGTAAATCATAAAGATTATCTTGATTTAATTCAGGATAATTAATGTTTTTAAATGATTCTATAATTTGATTATAAAGTTCTGTTTTCATCGTAACTCCTATATCCTTTCTTTAAAATAGAATTATACTAAGTCTTTTCTTAAAACTAACTTACAAATTTGATGAATTCTTTTATAAACTTCTTTTCTTATATCATCTGAACTTACAGATAAATCAAAATCATCTTTATGTGTTTCCTTTAGCATATTACATAAAAAATTAAAAACTTCTCTTTCTGAACTATAATTGATAATAGTTTTAAAAAGTAAATCTTCTGTAATTTTAAAATTAATTCTTTCGGCTCTGTAAATATGTGATGTTAAATTCTTAAGAATTTTCATTTTATTATATAATAATTCTGTTTTTGTTAAACTATCAGGATTTGCAAATACTAATTCTATTATGTTTGGTAATAGATTTCTTGAATCTTTTTCAATTAAATCTAAAATTTTTGATTTCTCGCATAAATCTTTAACTATTTTTAATCTTATAATTTTGGATATTATATAATCTTTAATACTCATAATTATCTATCCCTTTGTATATTTTGAGTTTTACAAATATTATAATCTAAAGTTCTTTTTATTGTATCGTGTCTAGTTGTAGGCATTAACATTGTTGTTTTACCATTAAAAATAGGTATAAATGATGTTGATGTTGTGCCTAAATCTTCATAATAATATGAATAATCATCGTTGCAATAATATGTAATTCCATTAATTGTTATATTTTCTGTATTATAAACAATAAAAATAACATAAACAATCAAGCCAAATACCAACATTGTGGTAAAAATCATTATTTTTTCAAAAACACCCATACTTCCCATCTTAACTCCTTATCAATTTCTTTTAATATAAAATTTCATCTACTATATAAGAATCAATAAATCCTATTTTCTTAATGTTTAATGGTATTGTTATCATTTCAGGTTCAATATAAATGGCACATTTACACGGATTAATTGTTTGTATTTTCAATTTATCAGTTTCTTTTATTTCTGCTAAATGAAAATTATCATTTAATTCATTAAATCCTAAATTGTTTAATCTGTTTATAAAATCTTTTATCATATTAAACTCCTTAATCGTGATATTTTACAAAATTATCAGGATTTAAATAATCTCTGATATCGTTAAATTTTTGCTTTAACATATCATTAACAACCTTAGTCATAACTTTAGTGATTTCATCATATAATATATCATAATCAATATTATCATATAATTTAACTTTTTTATATTTTGTATTTTTGAGTTCTAAAGCAATTTCTTTTATTTTATCGCCTGAATCTAACCAACCATTCCATAACAATTCGTAAAGAAAATCAAAAGTTATTTTACCTTGCTTTAATGTATATTTTTGCTTAGGTTTTATCCACGAATTTAAGCCCCTGAAGTGTCCGTTCAAATCATCAGGATTATCAAAACAACAAATTTTTACAAGATGTTCTACTATTTTTCTATCGTGTTCTGAAACTTTATAAATATAGGCTACTCTTGAATATGCCATTTCATTTACTGATTTTAGTTCTTTGTCTATTTCTTTTCTAAATGCTATTTTCTTTTCTGACGACATATTAAGATAAAACTTCTCAAAAAATTTCATTTTATCCCCTTATTTAATCTCTTTTATTAAAGTTCTGATGTGAAGTCTTTGAACTCCGTGTCCGCCTGCTAATATACTTTGAACTTTAACTTTACCATTTTGTCCTGTTACTACTCCATTTAAAACTATTTCATTGTTTCCTGATGTAGTTGTTAAATCTGATAAATCAGTGATATTTCCTACTTTTGCTGAAACTTTATTTAAAAGATTTGTAAATAGAGTTAATGATTGTTTAGTGCATTTATCTATAAAAAATTGATTATTACTTCTAAATCTTATAACTTCATCTATTATAGATTTGTTGTATTTGTCTATTAGATAACCTGTTATTTCCATTGTTTTGCTTGGATTTTCTGCTTTTAATGTATTATATTCTTCTCTAATATCTGCAACTAATTCTAAAGTATCTTTGATTAATAATTCTCTATAAATTGCTTCAAACTCTGCTAATTCTTTTGGTAATTCTATTAATGTTTTCATCTTTTGCTCCTTGTTTTCCTTTGTTATGTGAGAATTATAACATTAAAATACTTAAGAACACCTTAGAGAATTATTAATCTAAACTTAAATTATATCAATCATCTAAATCATCTGAAACAACATAATTCAATTCAAATAAATTATCTGCATTTCGCTCAATATATTTTAAAATCTCTGATTCTATTTGATTATCATCGGTAACGCCGTAACATCTCATTAATAAACTAAAATCAGGGTTATTTCTGTTTTGAATAGCAAATGATTTTCTATCTAGGGAATAATCAAATTCTTTTATATATTTTTGATAATAATTTATTTTATTAATTACTTCTGAATTAAAATTTGATATTACAGAATATTTAGTTCCTTGTAAATTTGCTATATAATCATCAATTGTTTCATTAATAATCATATTAACTAATTCTTTCTTAGTTGGATTATTAGTTAATAATTTATGCTTTCTTAGATATTCTAGGGTCTTAAATTTAACTATTGTTGAATCTGTAAAATATACTACAAATCCTTCAATATCATCAGTTGAATTTTCAACTATATCTAAGATTTGCTCTAGTGATAAATTTACTGATTTAACTATAAATTTAGGGTCTAAATCAACACCTTTTAAAGTGTCTAAATCTACAAATTTACCTTCTAAATCTCTAACTTGAATTAATCTTAATGTATCTACATTATAATTAACTACTATTTGATTATTATAAGAGATATATTCAAATAATAAATTATAATTATCTACATTATTATTAATAAAATCAAATAATTCAGGTGTATTAAGATATATTCTTTGTGCTTCTAATGCTTGCGAAGTTTCAAAAGATGTTTTAGATTTAGCAACTATATCGCCATTTGGAAGTCTTATAAATTGAATTAAAGAGCCGTCTAATTTTTCATAAACTTTTGATATTTTCTTAGTTTTAATGATATTTAATTGTGTTTCATCAGTTTGATTTAAGTTGAAAAATTTAGGAACAGAATAATAGAATCTTAAGGGTTTATTATTTTGATAAACAACAGAACTTCCACGCAATTCATAAGCGTTGTGAAGTTTAAAATTGTTAAAATCTGTATATCTGTAAGAATATATATCAACTCTTGATTTTGATATAGTTTTTGTAGATTTAGTAAATCCAATATTAAGATTTACTATATTGTCATAATTTTGAATTTGATTTGATAACATTGATAGTTCAGCCATTTTGTATTCCTTTTAATATATTGTTTGGCTGAATTATAATGTTTGATTGCTTAAATATAGATTAATATTATTAAATATAGATTTATACTAACCATCTATCTAGTGCAAGGTTAAAATTTTTATCATTTACATAACGCAATACTGCTGTTACAAATGGCTTAAGTCTTAACTTATCTAGGTATAATAATACTTCTTTACTGCTATCGGCTTTTGTAGGATTATTAATAGACCCATAAAATTCATAATTTTTTCCATTTTCTGTATATATACAAGGAAATGAAGTAGAATTGATAATTCTAGCAAATATTGAATTCCATTGAAGAGTCTCTTTCATATTATCTATTAATTTCTTTTCTTCTTCTGTATATCGTAAATATGGCTTAATATTTGAATTTTTATATACAACAGGGTCTAAATATCTTCCTATTTTATAGCCCAATCCTACTCTTCCTGTAAAAGGACTCGTATATTCAGGCGTTATTAGAGATATATATAAAATTATTTTTTTAAATTCAGGGTCTAATGCAAGAAAAATATATTTTTCATATGCTTTTGTTTCAGTTACACCAAGATAAACTTCTTTATAATCATAAAAACTTTTAGGACCATATATAATAGGTTTATTATTATAATATTCACAAACAACTTCATTATTGGTGTCAGTTCGTCTTTGTAATCTAAACTCTTGATACCAATTTCTTTCTTGTTCTGTTAAGACATCAAAATCAGGTAAATTATCATCATCTGCATTATAATTAATTTCACTCATATAATCAAAAAAATCTAACCATTTAACTAAAGTGCATAATTGTCCGTTCTTGCCTGAAGTAGTCACTTCAGCAAAGGGTTCAGTATTTCTACCAAAACTTAAAAATGTTTTACCTTCTTTTTTAATCATTTCAATGGCTGTATTGTTTATATCATTTAAGCAAAGATTTCTAAACTCATTAAGATAATCTGCAATAGGCTCACCAGCACCATACATTTTAGTCATTGAACTCAACACTTTACGTTGATATTTTGTAAATTTTAATAATGGATTGTCACCTTCTTCAGCAGGTCTTTTCATAAATCCATAAATCATATTTTTGTCCTTGTTATCATTGTTAATCTTTTTATTGTTTTTCTTGTTTTTATGTTTTCTTATATATTTTACTATTAAAATTGCAATTATTATCAATATTAAAACACTTATAATACTTAATATTATCATTTTTCTAAATTCTTGATATTAATATTTCAGATTCTGAAAATACATAATAACTAAAATATTCTGTATCATTTAATTTATCTAATACAGGCAACATAATAGTTGATTTAATATTAGAATCATATCCATTAATCTTTTTAGCACCTATAACTTTAATAATTCCTGATTGACCTATTGTTGGAGAATCTATAATAAGTTTATTTGGTGTATCTGTAAATGTTAAAACAAAATTATTAAATTGTTCCGAACCTGTTGAAAAACCTAAAGAAACAGTATTTCCTTTATTTGTAAAGGTATATGCAGGCGATGAATATATCCTATTTTTTAATACTAAATTATTAACACTTCCATTTGTTATAAATGCCATATGTGTCATAAATTGTATTGGAAACTGCTCGCCAAAATATTTAGATGTAATATAATCTTCGTCAGGGTCGCCTATTATTGAATTGTCTTTTTGTAATGTTCCTTTAATTTTAATATTAGTTTTAAAATTTAATGAATTATTAGGTGCATCATAATCATAATAACTATCTAAAGAACCTTTAACATTTGATAATTGATTTTCTAATTCTGTAATCTCATTTCTTAAATTTTCTATTGTTTGTTCTTTTACTAAACTATCATCAGACGCTGAATTTACTAATCCTAAAATAGGCATTGGTCTTGTTATTTTATCAAATGTAACACAGTTTCCTGTCAATTGTCCGTATTCATTATTTCCCCAACCATACAATCTACCATTATTAAATAAAACTTGAATATAAATTTTAGATTCAAATCCATTAATTGTTACTTGTTTTAATCCACCGTTAATTTCATCGGTCATTTCTAAATTTATTTTTTCAAATCTTGACCTATTTACACAATCACCTAAACCTAATTGTCCGTTTTGATTATATCCTGTTGAGTAAAAATAAAAATTATTTGTTCTTTTATCTCTTACTAATATTAAAGTTCCTTGAAAATATAGACCATTTTCGCCACATATAGACCATACTTCTTTAACTTCAAGATTTTCATTTAATGGAATTTGTTGAATTTCATTATATTTTGGTGCTGAATCTATTATTTGTGATTTTAATCCTAATTGTCCGAAATGATTATATCCGACCGCAAATAATTTACCTGATTCTGTTTTAAAAAATGTAGAATTTGCATAAAAACAACCATAAACATTATCTATTGGGTCATTATCTATATCATATTTGAATTCTGCTTTTGTTAATTGTCTAGGTGTCAGAATATCGTCACTTGAAGCAAATCCTATTCCATAATAACCTGAACCCCACGTATAAACTGTCTTATCTTCGCATAATGCTACACATTTATACTCATTAAAAAGTTTTGTATTTCCATTAACATAAAAACCTGCCGTAACTTCTAATTTATTAACTTTTTTACCATTAGGCATTTGAACTTTTTGAAATGAAGTAGTATTGTTTTTGTGTCCTAATCCTAATTGTCCGTTAGCATTATAACCACAAGAATATACGTAACCTTTTTTGGTAACTAAATAAGAACAACCTGTGACTGCAATAGCACTCATTATTTCGTCACTAGACTCCAAAAATGTAGTAGGAATTTTTGTTGTTACTTTTACTTCGTTTGCGTGTCCCAATCCTAATGAACCATATGAATTTATACCATATCCTGATAAAGAACCGTCGGTATGAACTATTAACATATTTGTTTGAGAACGTTCTATACCTAGTGAATTCCTTGAATAATTGCGGACATTTTCTGCTAATTTATATGCAGTTATACCTAGTGCTGTTTTACTTTCAAATGTATCTTTATAATTACTATTATATCCTATTGCATATAAATTGTCATTACAAAGTAAATAAATAGTGTCTTGTTCTGTATCAACTTGACTAATAGCAATAAATGTTTCACCAAATTCTTTTAAAACATCAAGTGGAATTTTAATAAATGGTGTAACGTGCATATTAGGTTTTGTAATTTCTAAATTGCCTGCTTCTTGATGACCCCAAAATATCAATTCATCAGAATCATTAAGTGCTACTGAAAAAGAAGTTCCACGTGTTCTTTGATTATTTGGTAATAGTTTTATTTTACCAAAAGGACTATCTGTTTTTCTTGATACATATAGATGATTTTCATATAATCTTGTATCAATATTTTCCCATCTTAAAGTATCTTTATTATAATATTTAATTTTATTCATTTATTTAATCCTTAATTAGTTCCAATTGTTTGCTTTTTTTAAATATTGTTGTGTATCTTCAGAAACTATTGCGCCTATTAAAAAATAATCATTTATTCCAAATGGGCTATTACCCATAAGAGTAACAGAATATTTTGTAACATTTTCAGTTGTATATAATGTTGAACCTTGTGAATAATATCCACCACTGCCATAAAATTCATTTTTAAAAAATAAAGTTATTCTATGTTTATTATCAGAACATAAATATGAATAATATTTTCCCTTAAATGAAACCCAATATCTTGATGAAGCAATATCATCATCAGCATATGAATTATTATAATAACTAAACAATGTTGGTGTTTTCTCTTCATTTTTCTTTATTACTTCAAGTTTTAAATTGCCTATACAAATAGGATTATTTGAATTTGTTTTTGAAAATTTATTTGTATTGTCCTTTGGTGTAATTTCAATTACTAAATTTAAATAATAAGCAGAATTATTTTTTATTTTTAAATTTATATTTTCAAAAACATTATAGTTAATTTTTATTGGTGTTTTTCCTGTATTATCAACATATTCTTTATCTAGTTTAACTCTTTCAGATTCAGTAAATGTTTTTGATGTATAATCATAATTATACAATAAATATATATTATAATCAAAATCTAAATCTTTTTGCTTAATTATACCTGAAATCACTAAATCTAAATTATTTTCTTTTTGTTGTGATAAAATATTATTTAAGTGAAGTAAATTTTGATATAAAATTATTTTTTCTTTTTTATTGATAGAAATAGAATTTATTTTTAAATATTTTGGTGTTAAAATAACATCATTATCTGTTACATCATCTCTATTTTTTGCAATAGAACAATTTATAACATTATTACTACCCCATTCATTAAATCCCATATTCCACCCATCTATACCTCTATATCCACTATAAAAAGAAAAAGTTGTTGAAAATTCACTATAATAAATATTATTTACATTACTTTCGATTATATTATTATTATTAAAAGCAGTCCTACAAAAACTAAAATCTCCATTAATTAACAAATTTGGTCTAGGTTGTGATAATGTAGTTGAATCACTTGCAGAATTTGGAGTGCCTGAACCTTGTTTATTTAATAGTTTTTTTAACTCTTGAATTTGATTTTGTAAAGTTTCAATTTTATTATAATTAGAATCATTATATTTTTTTAAATCTTCAATTGATTTGCCAATACTTTCGCCTGTTGTTCCTTCTTCTGCAATCCAAAATACATTTTTATCAGTTGGCTCTGTATCTGATACAACATATACAGGTTTATTAGAATTTGAAACTTCAGATTTTAATGCAAAAGTTGATTTTTCATTGTTATAATCAGAAATATTTAATTTCTTAGACAATTCTGTATTAATAACATTTCTATCATAATAATCTTTCTTAAGTGCATATTGAGAATAATTAACACCACCTAATAAATCTGCGTCTAATCCTGAACCTTTACCATCAACTGTTAAAATTTTAGCAAGTAATTGCTGTGGAGTTTCTTGACTTCCCCCTGATATTTCGGTAAATATACCTGATTTTTCTATTAAAATTTTACCCATTAAATAATCCTTAATCCCTTATTCAATTAATCTACTAATATATGTAATTTATCAGTATCAGATAATTTTAAAATATAATCATCTGTAAATGTTTGTCCTGCTATACTATAATTAGTTCCTGAAATTCTATATAATCCAGGTTTAGCACCTGCCAATTCTGTAATATTAGTAATTGTTTTATAACTCATTGAATTTGTCAAATTACCTATATTAGATATTTTACTATTAATTTCATTTAATTTTGCTTGAACTGCTGTTGATACAGGTTTTTCTAAGTCTGAAGTGTTATCAACCCTATCAACACCAAAATCTGATTTAATATCTGATATACTATATTCACGAATATTTACATTTTTTATTACACCTTTATCAGATACTAAATTTGTAACAAATGGATATTTTTCAGGTTCATTTGAACCTACATTTGCTTTTTGATAACTATAATCAACACCAATTACCTGATTGAATTCTGATGAATCTTTGCCATCTAATTTATCAGCATTAAGATTTGTATTTACTGCATTAGAATTTAACAAATCTAAAACTTTAGTTCCTGTTAAATCAGATATATTAAGTTTAGAATTTAATGCTTCTTTAAGACCTAATATAGAATCTATTTTAAGATTTTCTAGTAATTTTTTATTATTTTTAACTAATTCTATAACATCTTTTATTGCTTGTATATCATTAGAACTTGTTGATAAAACTTTTGATATGTTTTTAACTAATTCATTTAATGCTTTACCTTGTTCTGCTGATAATGCTTTATTTGAACCACCTGTTGTCAAATCATCTATAATATCAGATTTTGCTAATTTATTCTCTGAATTTAAATAAACTTCTCTAACTGCTGTAATACTAGCAGGACTTTCATCATCATTAATACTATAATCAGATTTAACTTTTTTACCATTTAAAAGTTTAGAATCGTCTGCTTTGCCGTGCAAAGGTAATGATTCGTCTTTAACTTTTTTAATTTCTGATTTTAATTTAGTATTTTCAGTATTAATAGTATTTTTAATATTTAAATCTTCTGTATTTAAATCATTAATTTTATTTCTTAATTCTGTATCATCATAAATAGTATCTGTAAATTTAGCATTAGCAGGTATTATTGTATTATCTAATTTAGTGTTTTTAAGATTTTCTAGTTGCTCTAATACATATCTATCATTATAAATTGTATCTTGTGTTTGGATTGTTTCAAAAGTTCCGTCGCCACGTGTTAATTTAATTTCTCTACCTTCAACTGATAATGCAGGAGTTCCTAATACATAATTAGAATGTTCTAAATTGTCTAATTTATCTTTTCTTGCTAGATTAAAGTTAAATTCAGATAACTCGCCGTCTTGAATAGAATATGTAGTATCTGTAAATTTAGCATTTTCAGGAACATCTGTTAAAACTCTTGAATTATTGACCTTTTTATCATCTAATTTTTGAAGTTCTTGCTTAGTTAAATTTGAAACAGGTTTATCAATATCTGCTGTATCATCAACATTACCTAATCCTACTTGAAATTTATTAACTTTATGTGGATTTTTTGTATCAGTTGAATGTTCTAGGTGTAGTTTTAATGTTGCATTAGATACAGGTTTGTCAAAGTCTGAAGTATTATCGACTTGGTCTAAGCCTACATCTGTTTTATCTAATTCTACATCGCCATTTTTATGTGCTACTGATGTTACAAGACCTTTACGTGGAATCCACTCTATATCGCCATTTGAATTTATTGTTCCAAATTCATCAGTATCAATAGCATAAACAATTTCGCCTTGTAAAGGTTTTGTTTCATCGGTATAAAAGTAATCTTTCTTTTCTCTTCTTTGAATAATACCTGTATTTGCCACTATATTAACCTTATTAAATATATTTAATTAAATGTATTTATCTATTAAATAAAGTGGCTAGGTATTAGAATTATTAATATTCACACGTATCAAGAATTCTTAAAAATAAATCTCTATTAATTGATTTATTGATTAAATTTGCTAAAAAATTTGTAAGATTTATTTCTTTAGATTCAGATTGAAACGTATCAATAATCATTCTGTAAGATTTATCTGTAAGATAAATTCTACCTGAATCTTCAATAATTAAGTCTAATTTTTTAAGAAGTTTATACTTTTTTGTTTTGTCTTTTTTCATAAATACAGATTTTATATAAACTTCATTAGAATTAGGCTGTTTAACAAAAATATCAGGAAGTATATGTTCTATTATAAACTTATAATCCTTACCTATTTCAATCAATTTCTTTTCTCTAAACTCTTCAAACATCTTATGCTCCTTATATAAAATATTTAGGATTATAGCAATTTAACTTTAAATGTAGTTTAAATCTTGAAGTGTATATTTATAAATGTAAATTTATTGTAAATTATTTAATCTAATAAATTTCTGATTTGTATTAGGCGATTTTAAACCACCTAATTCTTCAATATATCTGCCTGTTTTGATATAATCTAATTCTTGTATCAATTCTTTAGGCAAGTCATCAAATTCTAATCCTGTATATAAGCATATTTTAAGATTTTTAGATTTAGCAATTTGTATTAGTTTTAGTAGATATTCTGAATTCCACTCGCCACCAAAGAAACAAACACAAGTAATAAATGGATTTTTACTTAATAATTGATTAAATTCAGTTTCAGTTAATTGTTTGCCAAAATTAGGATTCCAAGTTTCAGGACTATGGCAACCTTTACATTTTAAAGGACAACCTGATATAGAAATTCCCAATGAAATTTCATCAGGAACTTCTTGTAATACAATTTGATTATATGAGTAATATAACACTTACTATTTCTCTTTTGAATAATATCTTAAGGCGTGTTCTTTTTGTCTAGGTGTAGAAAAATTAGAAATTCTTTTTAAATATCCAATAATTCTAGTGCCATAATCTATATTTTTACTTCCACATTTAGGACATTCAGTTAATGTATGTTTATCAATATTTCCACAATCATTACATATTGTTATCTTAATATTAAAACAAAAATACTTACATTTAGTTTTAGATGAAATTTCTAAGAGTTTAATAAATTGCTCTTTATTTGGATAATCATCTAAATTGCAGTGATATGCTGAACCGCCGTCTAAATATTCTGTTGATTTACCACCCATCATTTCAAATTTATCTAGTATAGAAATATTTTCATCTTCAGGGGCGTAAATATAAGAACTATAACAATCTCTAGTTACTTTATATCCGTCTGCTTTATCTTTCTTTGCAAATACTACTGCAACATTTTCACCAGGTATAAATTCAGTATTAAATTTAACGTTATATTTTTTAGAATTCTCTTTATTAATATCTGATATTATCTTAAGTGTATCAGAAATAAATTTCATATATTCAGGATTATTAGATATTGTATATCCTAAATATTCTGCACCTTCAACAATACCATTAATACCTATTGTTAAGAATTGCTTATCAAGCGAATTATAACCTGCTTTAAATACAGGTAACATATCTTTATTGTATAAATCCATAAAATAATCATTTACTGAAACTTGATATTTATGAACTTTATCAACTTCTGTTCTTAAATCTCGCTTATCTTGTATAAGTCTATTTAAGTTAATAGTCATTACATTTTTTGAACCTGTCATTTCGCCACCTGCACCAAGTGTAAATGAAAATTCATTAACTTGATTTTCTATTGAATTTCTTAAACGACAATTATGTGTAATTATATTATTTGCTGAAAAATAATGATTTTTTTCAAGTTCAATATCATATACATAATCGTTATACTCTTTAATATCAATAAATTTAATATCACTCCAACCTTTATAATCATCGCAATCGACATAAACTAAATAATCTTTTTCTTTATTTAATAACTCTAAAGATTCTAATTCTTGAATTAAATTAGTTGATTTATTTTTAACTAATATTATATGGTCTTGTGTTATTTTAATAGTATTATATTTAGTTTCTAAAATAATAATTTGATTATATTCATTAAATTTCTTTAAAAATCCTGTTACTTTTGTTTTCTCTATTTCTAGCGTTTCAGGATTATATGAATTAATAAAAATATCTGAATCTATCTTACCTTCATTTTTACCGTATAAATTGACAAATTCTTCTACAAAATCTTTAATTTTTTTATTATATGATTTATTATCATCAGTATAAATCTTTATTTTTTCAGAACCATCAAAACAACAACTGCTAAGGCTTGAAGCATTTGTATCATTATATATAAAAAATGAATTACCTTCTGCTAATTCTTCAGCGATAAAATCTTGAAAATCTTTATCAAGTAATTCTTCGCCATTGTTTAATACGCTTGCAGTAATTACAGGAAATGTTAATATATGTTTAGTTCTTTCTTTATTAAACCATTTCATAAAGAATTTTTGAAGTTTATTAACACTCTCATAATCAGGTTTAGTCATATCAGGAAATACAAAATTCTCATATAAAGCATTAAAATAATACTTATCAAATATAGTCCAATTTAAGAAGTTTGATTGATATCCCCTTGAACCTGCAGGCTGATTAATACTATATACTACGCCTTGAAGTTCAGCAGTTATCTTATCTTTTGCTGTTTCTAAATAATTATCGCCATAATCTTTTCTTGCAAAATAATCAAAGCACATTAAAAAGCCGACAGTTGCTAAAGCACCTGATTGTTGTGCTGAAATTGCATAAACTAAATTTACATATCCACCACAAAATGAACTTAGGTGTTTTGGTGCGTCGCACTCGCCACCTAAATCTTTTAATCCGTTTAATAAAAAAGGATATAAAGATATAGCATTACAATATATTGATAATCCTGTTGAGTCATTTAAATATACTTCGCCTGCGTCTAATTGTCTTTTAAATTCTTTTGCTAAATCATCATCGAATCTTGCTCTTATTCTATCTTGAATTAATGAAATCTTAAGTTGTCTTGTATAATCCTTAAATAATTCTGCTGATAGTGTTGCTATATTTTTATTAGTAACATTTGCATTTGCGTCGTGTTTTGAACCATCTGCCGAATTCTTAGCACTTATATATTGTTCTATGTAGTCTTTCTTCTCTTGAATTTGCAAATCTGTAAGCATTTTGTATTTCCTTTTTGTCATAAATTTTTGTGGGTAATTATATTTACATAAACTTTGATAGACTTAAATTGTTTAATAATAAAAATTATTAATAATATAAGTAAAATCAATTAATTTGTAAAATTTAAATTATATAATTATATAAGAATTTTGATTAAAATATTATTAAATATTATTAATTTAGAAAAGGTGAGAAGTGAATATTATGTGAATAAGTAGTGAAAAATAAAGAAGGTGTGAATAAGTTACACACCTTTCTAATAAATTTATAATCCCTTAGATTTTCTTACGTAATTTCTAAGGTTATAAAACTCTTTTAGACAATTTTTAAATCCGTCTTGTGTTTTATAATCAGCATACATTGTTGATTGATTATTGTTCTTTATTGTAAGCAGTATATATTGTGTGCCTGCTTCAACAAATAGACACTCTGTGTCATCAAATGTTACTTTTTGTAACACCTTTGTTTTAATCTCTGGTGCATTTTGTAAGACTATCTTTTTCATTCTGTTCTCCTTTTGAAGTCTTAATCTTTAAAAACAAGAGAATTATAACACTATATCACTTAAACTAAACTTATAAACAAATAAATTTAAACTTAAATTTTATAGTGTTATAGCGTGGCTATACTAAATTCATTATTTCTAATATATTCTTTACGTTTATCAGATTCTTCAGAACTTAGAAAATCATTTATAATTTCAGGGTCATCGAAATCAAATTTAACAATCATCTTGTCTAGTCCGTCTTTATTTAATACAACAGATAATGTTTCTTTAGTCCAATTACCTAAACCTTTGTAATATTTTACGTGGTCTGAATTTGAGTATTCTAAGTTCTCATTTAATGAATATATCCAACGTATAGGCAATTTATTTTTCAATACAGATTTGATAGGTGTATTAATCTTGCAGAATCTATTTTTATAATCAGGCAAATATTTTTCAATAAATCCTGCTAATAATGTAGTAATATGAATTCCGTCTAAGTCTTGGTCTGTTGCAGATACTATATATTGATAATCTTCAGCCTTTATAATATTAAATAAATCCGTTAATTCAGTGTTCTTAGCAAATTCCGAACTTGACCTATCATAAGCATTTAACGGCTTGCCTTTTAATGTATAATATCCTGATTCTTTACGTCCTATAATACTAGAAATTGCACCACTTGCTGAATCACCTTCAGAAATAAAGAGATATTTTTTAGTATGTGTAGCAGGTATATATTTTTCTATATCTGATAAATTACCCTTAACTTTAGTGGCAGATTTAAGTTCTTGCTTATTTTTAAACTCTTCTTTGATTTTAAAATAATCTATTATAGGATTAATAATATCTTGATTTTTAAGAATTTTATCAACAAAACTATAATCTATATCTGCAAATTCATTAAATTCTTTTTGTGAATTTGTCAATTTTTCTTTAGTTTGTGAATTAAATTTAGGATTAGGAAAATTAGATATAAAAACAATTAAAGTTAATTTATTTTTAATATCAGCAGGCTTAATAGATTTATATTTTTTAATTAATTTATCTCTTATTATATTGGTAATTTGATTTGATATTAAATCAATATGAATTCCGCCGTCAGGAATTTTAAGACCATTTACAAAACTGAAATGTTTAAAATCATCTGTATCATTTGGCAATACGCCTATTTTTATATTATCGGATTCGTAGATTTCAGTGTTTTCACTAAATAATTTTGCAAATTCTTTAAATGATTTAATTTTAATTTGTTTATTGTTAAATGTAAATTTAATTTGAGTAAAAATATTTGCTAAACATAAAATTCTTTGATATATAAAATTTATATGATTTTCATCTATCTCTTTTATTTTTAATCTTTCTAAATCAGGATAAAATGTAACTATTGTTCCTTGTTTTTTAGAATTAGATATTTTTTCATCATATTTAGAAGCATTATCTTCAAACGTAACTTTATATGATTTATTTCCGTCATCAGTTTCGCCGATAAATTTATAAGACCAAACATTAGTGCAATAACTTCCTACGCCGAATTTTCCCATTTGTATATGGTCTTTGCTATCGTCAAAATTACTTCCTGCTTTTGCCTTTCCCCAACATAAATAAGGCTGATATCCTTCTTCGTGTTTTACAATAGGAATTCCTGTTCCGTTATCTTTAACTTGAACCATATTACTATCTATTTTAATAGAAATTTCATTTCCATATTTAAAATTAGAACGTATTGCAACATCTATACTATTGTCGATAACTTCGTTAATTATTTTGCAAAGACCAGGTATAATTCTAAATTCTTTATATTTAATCTTATCATCTTCATATACAAAATCTAAATATTTTTCATAATTTATAGAGCCTATATACATCTCGCTTCTTGATAATATATGTTCTCTGTCGTCTAATATTTTAAAGTCTTTCATTTAATTAATTCCTATTAAAATTTTTGATTATATTATAATAATTTATCTTAGATAAAAATTAAATCTTTTAAAGTAGAGATTTATTAGAATTTTTACGTTCTTGTTCTGCTTTTATTTCTTTTTGGAGTAGTCCTATATACATTGAACGTTCATATGGATATGCTTTATATAATCCTGATAAATCATATCCACCAACATATACAAGTTTATTAATAGATGTATAAAATGTAGTCAAAGAGTCTTCAGATAGTGATGATACTGCTAAATTTATATCTCTTAAATTAATTTTAAGATTACATTGACATTGCGGATTATGGCAAATTTTAGAGTGTATATAATCTATTTTTGATTTATTTTTATTAATATAATCTTTTAATTCATCATAATCTTTAGTTTCTAGTAATTCAGGGTCAAAATCTACAAATTTAGAAATATCATCAGAAGACTCAATAATATTATTTAATTTATATCCTTTAAAATCAGGGGCTAAATTAGATTTAGTGTAAATTTCACTTACATTTATACCTAATTCATTTATTTCGCCACATTTAGGACACTTGCAACGAATTTCAAAAACTTCGCCTATGCTAATACTTCTAATATTATATAAAATTAGCAATTTTTCATCTAAATTTAATGAATTATAATCGCAATTTATATATTGTATATTATTAGATAACGTTTGAAACAATCCGTCTAAGTCTATTTCATCAGATAAAGTATATATTAATATATCTCTTTCTAATTCTGTATTATAGGCTTTAAGTATTACTTCTTTTGTATCAGATAATTTCAAACGTTTAAACATTATGCTTCAAGCCATTTACTAGGGAAAAAGTCAGGCAAATCTGTATATTCTTGATTATTTTGTCCTAAACATTTCTTACATTTAAAACTAAATTTAATATCTAATTTAAATCTATGTTTATTATAAATTTCTAATATTTTATCTAATATATCAGTATCTAAATTATCAAAATAATCTACTAAATCATCATAAGTAAAATCTATTTCTGAATTAATAGATTCTATTCTTAAAATTAAATCTGTTAATATAGAGTTTGTTGAATCTAATATTTTTGTATTATAGAAATCAATATTTTTAATCTCGCCTAGTTTTATATTGATGTCATCAATGATTATTTCTTTAATAGGATTATAAGATATATTAACTAAATCTGAAATTTTAACTTTGTGCGTTTCTATATTTCCGCATATATCACACTTAGTGTTAAATTCAACTTCATCAGATATTGAATTTTCTCTTATTTTTATTAATATATATCTAATTTCATCTATACTTAAAGGATATTTAGTATCTAAACAATTTATTAATAGATTATTAATAGTTATTTTACCTATTTTAAGTGAGTCATTATTAGCACTAGATACTTGTTCTTTAAATATACGTCTATCTTTGGCTATCCATTTTCTAAATTTAATCTGTTTAGATAGTATATCTAAATCATAAAATTTTACTTCAGGTTTAATCATATTTTTACTCCTTATTTTATATACTGCTTTTATTATTCGCCAAATTTTTTATTTATTTTAGCAAGAGAATTCTTTAAATCTTCTAATTCATTGAATGATTGTTTAAACAATTTTATTGAACTATTATTGTTAAATTTATTAAAAAAATAAGTTCTAAATTCATCTTTGAAATCACTGATACTATCAGTTTTAATAAGATTAACTAGATTATTAACTGCTTCATAACTTGTTGTCATATATTATCCTTTTTTTATTTTTTCTTAAATTTGTTTTTCTTATTAGATTTATCTCTAATAGATTTTACGTTTGATTTTTGTTCTGCTTTTTTAAGTGCAGATTTCTTACCTTGATTTACGGCTCTTTTATACAATTGTTCTGCTGATACAGCCTTGCCTGTAAATGTTTCTGATTTTATTCTTATAACTTCATAAAGTGCTGATGTAGGGATAACAATTGCACCTGCTGACATACGTTTTCTAATATAAAGTCTTATTACAGGATAGAATCCTAATCTTGCTAAAACAGGTTTAACTTGATGATAATTTAATTCAGGTTCTAATCCTTGTTTAATTCTAGGTCTATTAATCTTTATGAAAAAATCTATTAATTTTTTTCTCATTGCATAAGGACACCAGTGTAAGTTTAAACCTAGCATATAAGTATTTGATTTTGATAATACCATTGTTAAAGGCGTTCTATCATATACTTGCGTTTTATCTTTGGCATTGTATTTATACATTAACACTTTGCCTGATATTAAAACTTTCTGTGTAGGCTCTGCTTTTTGTTTTAAGAAATCCTTAACTTTAGCAATTGAGTCTTTAAAATTCAATTCAGAAACTTTATCTTTACTAAATCTTGCCTGCAATTTTGATGTAACAGGCGATGTTCTTAGTTTCTTAAGTGACTTCAAGCCCTTCAATTGTTTCAATGGCTTTAGTTTAGTTAATTTAATAGGTTTAATCTTATTCATATTACTATTTATTTAAGAAATTTAAGAATTTGAATTTTTAGGTTAGTATCTGAATTTTATTAACTACTTAGAACTTGCTTAAATTATTAAATTAATTATTTAATTTAAGTTTATTTTAAGTAGTTAATAAATTTAGGATATAAATTTATTTTTTAGACTTTTTATGTTTTTGCTGTAAGCAAAGGAATTAAAAAATTAAATTCTGAAGTTATATTATAGAGAATTTATATAAAATTTGAATTTACATCTAATTTTTATTAACAACTTAAATGAAACTTAAATTAGTAATATAATAGTTATACTATAAGATTAAATTAAGTAGTTAATAAATTTAGGATTAAATTTTATTTTTTGAATTTATTTGATATTTCTTATAATAGAATTTCATTAAAAATTTAAATTTATATCCTATTTTTATTAACAACTTAAACGAACCTTAAGAAATATTATCTTACAGATATAGTATCTTAATTTGTTTAAGTTTATTTTAAGTAGTTAATAAAATATAGATGAAAATTTAAATTTTTATATTCTTATTATAGAGATTTTATATAAAAATTTTAATTTATATCTGAATTTTATTAATTACTTAATCATTATTTAATATGTAACTTCTTTATTACTAATTTAAGTTTCGTTTAAGTAGTTAATAAAAATAGGATTAAAATTTAAATTTTTATATAAATCTCTATAATATAAATCAATATAAATTCAATTTCTTACTTTCTTTAATCTTTTTTAATATATTGCCTACGGCAAAAACTAAAAATTAATCCTAAATTTATTAACTACTTAAATGAAACTTAAATAAAATAATTAATTATAGAAGTTAAGAATAGATTAAGTAGTTAATAAAAATAAGATACAAATTTAAATTTTAATCAAAATTCTATTATAAGAAATATAATAAATTTAAATTTTTTATTTTAATAATATAGCCAACTATTAAAAAATAAAATTCAATCCAAATTTTATTAACTACTTAAATAAAACTTAAATATTAAAACTAATTAAATAAATTCAGTTAGTATTAAGTAGTTAATAAAAATAGGATTAAATTTTAAATTTCAATAGAATTCTTATAATAAGAAATACAATAAATTTAAATTTTTAATTTATTTAATATAATTGCTTACAGCAAAATCATAAAACAAATTTATAATCCAAATTTTATTAACTACTTAAATATCTCTTATAATGTAACATAAATGTAACATACTAAATAAAAGAGAATTCCTTATTAAATTACTAATCAAATTTTTAATCAATAAAAGGATTAATTGAATGTTTATTAAATAATTTCTCTAAAACTTGTGTCAATTTACCTGTTCCATATTTTGCTTTAGGTTCAAGTTTTTGAAGTTTGTTGAATTGTCGTTTAGATATTTTCTTTATTTTAGGTTTTTCAGTAGGGTGTATATAATTTGTGTATTCTATAATATAATCTGCTATTCTACGCAATAAGTTTGGCAAATCTTCATCACGTTGAAATCTCTTAGCATTGTTTTCAATTTTGCCTAATAGTAAATTACAATTAGGACACAATAAACCACGTATAAGACCTGCACCATTTACGCCATTAGTTTCTTTTGAAGTCTTGTGCTTATGGTCTATATGCGATTTATCTGTTACATCACAGCCACAAATAGCACATTTATTTTCTTGTAATTCTAATAATTTTAATCTTAACCAATTTAGGTCTTTATTAGATAATTGGATAAAATCTATCATATCTTAGCAATAGTTTTCTTAATATTATTAAATGATTTAGAACTTAGTTGTAAATATACAAAAGGTTTAAGTTCTTTTTCAGGATTATAATCAGATTTATCAAATACCATAAATTCATATAGAGTTCCTATTTTATTAATAATAGTAACTTTATTTGCAGTTAAATCTATTACTAAACCTGTATCAGACTCATTTGTATATATTGATTTACCTAATTTTAAGTGATGAAAAGGTTTATAAACATTTTGCATAGTATCTTGTTTTGCCATATTATTTTACCTTATATACTTTTATTGAAAATCCATAGGTTCTTCATATAAATGTTTAAACAATGGATTTTTCTTTTCTTTTTGAATTTCAGTCATCATTTCTTTAATTTCATCATCATCAAATTTAAAGATATTTTTATATAGATATTCAACACTAAATAATGTTCCTGAATAATCTCTAGCAGATGAATATATGTTTAATCTTTTCTCAAAATTAGCAAGTTTCATACGCTCTAAATAATAGTTTTCGCCAACGAAAAAGATTTTTATTTTGTCTTGATATTGATTAAATTCGTCTTCACTCATAATACCTTTAGTTATTACGTGTCTTTTCAAAATATTAACAAACATATCAATATATATTTTTCTTAATCTATTAATAAATAGGTAAAATTTAAAATCTTCCTTAGTTATTTGGCTAGAATCATAATCAAAATTCTTATCTTCATCAGATGTTGAAATTCTATTTGTTGGTATTCCTAAAGAACGATAAAGTTTCTTATAGAAATACATAATATCGCCTAATTCGCCCAAGTTACCTGTTTCATCAATTGTATCAACAGAAGTTCCTTTTTGTCCGTTTCTATTGGCAAACCAATAATCTTCAACCATACCTGTAATATGTTGTTGATTGGTAACTTCGCCTGTTTCAGTGTTTAAAAATTTCTTATATTTAAATTGTTCTTGAATTTTTTTCATTGCCATTTCTGCTTTAGAAGTTGGCAAATCTGATACATCTACGTTGAATACTCGCCTTGATATTGAACGTGAAAATCTTAACGGAATTAACAAATCTTCAAGTGTCTTAAGCATATTTGCAGGTTTTATTGCTCTTTCAAGGTAAGATAATATTAAACCTTCCTTATTGTCTATTTTTCCAAAATCTATATGCACTACTTCATCAATATTATACTCATTTATTACTTCTGCGTCAGTTGTTGTTTTTCTATAATTTCTTTGTTGTCCGTTTTGCATAACTCTTGTCAAGTATAAACTATTATATTCATCAACATATTTATAAACACCCTTTTCAAAATCAAAAGTAAGATATTTAGGGTCTATATATTTTAAATTTACCAATTTTCCTTCGTGATATTCACATAAAATATTGCCTTGTCCGTCTATATAAATTTGTCTAATTAAATCATAAATATTTTTATCTATATTCATTAATTTTAAAATTTCTTCAAAAGATTCAACTATTGCATTATCTAATTGTTTATTGTCAGTATCACATTCTATTTTTAAAAATTCTTCTAGGTCTTGTGTATAGCAAATTTCATCAACTATTTCATCTATTGCGTCTGATACTTCAGGATATTCGGCTATTTTTCTATATAAATCAATTTTTTCTGCTTGCTTATAAACTTGTGCTGAATTTAATGCTCCTGTTAGATTATTATATTCAGAATCAAAAAATGACCTATATACAAGATAATCATCTGTATTAGTTAGGTCTGATTGAATTTTATTAGGACTTACATTTAAAGGTTGTTGTGAAGGTTGCTTTAAAAAAGTCTTTTTTAATTTTTCTAACAAAAACATTTAATTTTATTCCTTAGTTTTCTTACTTAATATTAGTTATTATACTTTATTTATACTTAAATTTATGTTAATTTAATTTTTAATCTCTAATCTCTATAAGATTTTAATATATCTTTAATTTTTTTAGTTTGAATACATTTATATTCATATATACCATTATAATTAGAATTAATAATAAATTCAGTTTCTTTCTTAAAATCATTTAAAGTTATAAAATCTAGGTATTTCTCTAAATCAAAATCAGTGTTATTAGGGTTTAATAATCCCTTTTTAGATTTTTTATCATAAACTCTAGGGATTCTTAAAATTATATAATTATCTAAATATTCTATAATTAAATCTTCTATTATTTTCTTATAAGTATTATATAAATCTTGCAAATTATCTGAACTAGGCAACGTTTTTAATAAATAAGAATAATCATATGAATTTGCTATAACTCCGACGTTATGCAAAATTTGGTCTGTTTCTGACTGAATTTCAATATTAAATTCTTTTACACCCATCGAACTAGCAAATATCAATTTTTTATTATTTTCCTTGCAATATTGAATAACATCTATACTAGATATTATCATTTTCTTAAATAAATTTTGTTTATCAATAAATTGTTCCTTACAACTAGGACTTCCAAAATGGTAAAACAAATCTTGATTATTTAATATATTATTAAAATCAAAATTACTAAGTAAGAATCCATTTTCGCCTGTTGTATTATTAAATTTAATATTATCCAGTATTTCAATAATATTATAGTATTTTTGTATTTTATCTTTTACATCATATCCAAGATAATCAAAATTTAATTTTTTAAGATTTATATTAAACAAAGAATTTATTTCAGATAAAATTTTATTATAATTATCATTTGAAATAATAAATGATTTATCTAAATTTCTTATATTATCTAATTCATCAATAGAATTAATATTATAATATTGTTTAAATTTATCTAAGTTTTGCTTTAAAATAAATTTATGTTTAGATGATAGTTCATAATTCATCATAAATCCTTACACTTTATACTTTAATATAAACTTTATTATCTTTAATTTCTACAACTATACCTAAAACTAATTTAGATTGATTAAAATCATAATCTTTTACACTTATGCCATATCCATTATCATCTGCAATAATATAATCAGATATATTAACTTTAGTTATATCTTTTACATTGACAGGAACTAATCCTTTAAGTGCTACATAACAGCCATCAGATTCTGAATTTAGTTTAAGTGCAGGATTTTCTGATACTACACCTATCAATTTCATACTAGGTAAGGTTCGTTTATATTCTGTAATAATACCTTTTTCATCAATTCCTAATATAGTGCCATAATTATATTTTTTATCTGTTTTATATTTTTCTGCTAAGTCGGCATATTTAGCACGTAATGATGTTCCTTGAAAATTTGTAGCATATATATTAGCCCATTTTGCAGTAGTAGAACCCAAGTCAAAAATATTATCCATACTAGGTGTATCATTTGTATCACGTCTTAGAAAAGATGTTGAATGAAGTCCGTCTAATTTATCAGCGTCTAATCCTGAACCTGCACCAGGTGTTGTTCCTAAAATTTGAGTAATATATGATTTTGTAAATTCATCTTTAGTAACAAAATCTTTTCGATGTAGTCCGTCTAATTTATCGGCGTCAATACCTGAACCATCGCCTGAAACTGCTACAACTCTTTGTCTAAATGTATCAGACTCCCACCAATCTTTAGGAACAGCATTTGATGATACATTTGTTAATTCTTGTAATTTTTCAGGAAGTCCTATTACATTATTAATTCCTAAAGTATCTAATTTTTCTCTATTTTTCTTAATAAAATTAACTATTTCTTGAAGTTCATCTAAACTTACGTCATCTGAAGTTAAAATTTCATTAATTCTATCTATTAATTTTTTTAATTCTAAACCTTGTTTTGCTGATAAAGGATTAAATTTATTGTCTGTTGTTAAATTATCTACTACTTCTGAATGCAAAACTGCGTCTTCGTGTAGTTTATCAAATTCTTCTTTACTTGCAAACCACTTATAATCTTTTCCGTCTAATCTATCAGCATTTGCAACTTTAATATTCTCTAAACTCCACCTAATTCTTTCATTAAGATATTTAATTGTTACAGGGTGGAATTCATTTGATAATTCGCCGTGTTGTGTTAATTCAGGATTATATTCAATTTGATTGTCTTTTGCTAAATAATTTTCTGCATAAAAATTTGTAAAATCTCTTATATTAATTTCTTGCCAAAAATCTGTTTTTAATTTAGGATTTTTATTTTGATTGTCTTTTAATGCTATATACTTCTTATTTTCATATTGAACTAACTCACCTGTTTCATAAAATTCAATATCTATCCAATCTAAACAAGGTTTATCTGCTATAATTTGAAGTCTATTATAAATATCATTTGCTTCTTTTTTAAGTTTTCTAGGAAAAGCATTAATTCTTGTTTCTGTTGCTAATTCAGAATCTTTTAAGGCATAATCTCTAAAAATTTCATCGTAAAAAGTGTGTTTATACATAATCCTAAATCCTAAAATTTGATATATTTTCTTCTTTTGAGAATATATTTAATTCTCTTTTTTATATAATTTCTATCTATATTTATCTTGTGTTTATCAATAATATTTTTAATTATCCATTGAGTTGAATTTAATTTTTTTAAATTAAAATATTTTATCTGTTCGGTGTATGCTTCTAATTCACACTCTAATCTGTATTGTTTTGAAAATATTAACTTAAATATATGAAAATTATCTCTTTTATATTGATTATAATGTATTTTTTCGTGATTATATATAGGTTTTGATTTTATGTTTAATTTAATTTTTGGTGTTCCTAATTTAAATATATAAGGAAATGGATATTCACATTTACCCAATACTAAGCCATATTTTGAAAATTCCATTTAATACCCTTATGTATTTTTGTATAAGTGTATTTATTAAGTTAATATAATGTAGTTAGAATAATTTGAGTGATTGAGAAAATCCCAATCACTCTTTAAATTAGTTTAATTAATTAGAACTTGTAATGATTTTAAAATCAGAAGTTCCGCTATTGATAAAATGTAAATGAATAAACTCTGCAACATATGTAGGTTTAATATAGATATCAATAACAAGTTTATTTCTACTAATAATATCAGGTGTATTATTAGATTCATCACAAATAACAAGATAATCTTGAACGCCACGTCCTGCTTTAATTGTAGCAAGATATGGATTAATTGTTGATGTAATGTAATTTCTTGTAAATGAATCGTTAAACTCAAATAGAGAGTATTTACTCATTTTGCTTAATGATTTTTCAAGAACTAAGAACAAACGTCTTACGTTTAGTCTATCAAAACTTGAAGGTTTATCAAGTAGTGTTTTTTGACCCCAAAGAACACAACCTTGACCTGTAAAGATTGTAATAGGGTTAATGCCTGATTTATAAAGTGTATCTCTTTGTCCTTGTGAAGGGCTAAATGCAATTTTCTTAACATTTTTAAGTAATCCACGATTTAAACCTGCAGGAGCATACCACGCTTCCCTAGTTTCAGTTGATTGAACTACAAGACCTGCAACATCGCCTGCAAAATTGACCCATTTATAAGCGTCCATTTCATTTAGATATTGATACTTATAGTTAGAAACTAAGAAAATATAAGAACTATTAACATTTAAATCATTTCTAAATTGAACTGATTTTGAAGTTGCTTGATTTGCTTTAAGACCCACTGAAGTTTCAAAAGGACAGCCAACAATAGCAACACAATCTTTTCTAAGTTCAGCAATATTAATGGCAGAACTAGGATTTTTCTCATTAGCAATTAGAATATCAATATCAATTTCTTCAGCATTTTCAAATACTTTATAAGCATTATCAATATCATCTAATCCAGGTTCAGATTCTGTTCCATTTGTAAGTTTTATAATTTCTTTATCAAGAGAACTTTTAATTGATTTATCTTGATTTGCTTCATTTACTTTTACGTAAATATAACTTGATGTTCTATTAATAGATTCGATATAATTAGATTTATTATTAGAATCTTTAGAATTTTCATCAAGTGAGAGTGTATAAACTTCTTGAACTTGATTTTTATAAAGAACAATTAGTCCAAAAGTGCCTGCTGATGGATAATACTCAAACAAATCATCAAGTGCTATGCCGTCTTTAACAAATTTACCTTTTTTAAAATCTTCAGGATTTGCAATAGCAACATCAATATAGTTGCCGTCCAATCCAGGATATTTTGCAATCACTTTAACTTTAGATGTTTCAAAAGCAAATGGTATAGTTGCACTATCTTCAAAAACTGCTTGATTTGTTATAATATGGTCTTGCTTATCATATTCTTTAATATCATAAGCACTGCCTGTATAAGAACTTCCAGGAATTTCTGCTAGTGCATTTTGTGTAAAGTTTAGTTTATAAACAGGTGCATTTGCTAAAATTGTATCAGGTATTACAAATTCATCATCTTCTGTTTCTTTATAAGTTACTACAACAAAATTTACACCATTTTGAACTTGTGTATCTAAAGTTTGAATTTCGTATTTATGGTCTGTAACTTCATTAGAAAATGCAAATTTAGAGCCTATTTCAAATACATTAGTTCCTTTGAAACTTGCTATATTTCCGTGTAATTGTTTAGCAGGAATAACCTTATTAAATACAGATGATTCAGTAAGATTTTTACTTTCCATATCAACATTAAATGTAATTTTGTATTCTGTATCATTTGAAATAGTTTTTGCAATTACTTTACTAGGCACACCTTCAATTGATATTTCTTCATTAGGTTGTGGCAAATTTTCGCCTTTTATCTCAAAAACAACATCTTTACCTGAAACAGATTTAAATTTAATATCATAAGGAATTATAGTATCTTTAAGTTCTGATTGTTTAGAAACAAATTGCAATCCTGTTTCTTTTAGTGTTCCATTTAAATCACAAGCACGAGAAACATAAATTTTATTTCCGTATTGTAAGAAGTTATAAACTTGATACCAATCATTAAAATTTGATTTAGTTGGCTTACCAAAGTTATCTACAAATTCTTGATAAGATGTAACTAGAACAGCAGTATCTACAAAACCTTTAGTAAAATTGCCTGCAAATGCAACTGAAGTTCCTGCAACTGATGGTGCAATAGTTGAGTGGTCTATTTCTTGAACCAAAACACCAGGTGACAATAATTCGCCCATTTAATTTCCTTTAAAATAAATTTGAATATCACATAAAATCGCTAAGATTTTAAAACTCTATGTCTAAGTCTTAGGTTGCCAAAACTCCAAGCATATAAAGAATTCATATTGTTATTTATATTAAATTTTTATCGACAAATTTAACTAAATTAAGGTAATTTTAAGATATTCTTAATCTTAATTTAATATTTAATAATATATAATTACTTCAAATTTTAATAAGGAGTTAAATGAAAATATGACAAGTGTAATTACTAAAATATATGTCAAGGCAACATTGTCTTATTATTGGAAGTTTGAAGGCATAATTGATGGATTAAGCCTAAGTGTCAAATCAGTTGAAAAGATAGGTGTTTTTAAAACAACTAATATAACTTATAATTTTATTGTTGAATTAGAAATATCTGATGAATTTAAGGATTTTGTTGAATCTGAAAATTTTAGCAAATATACTAAAAATGAATTTAAACATTCACTTGCAGAATTTGTTAAAGATTTAGAATCTTATATAAGACTACAAAAGAAATTACAATCAAAAGGATTATAAAATGGAATTCACAGAAATGACTAGAAAACAAAAAGCAGAGAGATTTAAAGCAATCGAATCAGTTACTGAAGCACTTGAAGAATTTGATATAGAAATTAATGAAAATCAAATTGCAGAATTTGTTGATTCTTATGGTGCAGAAGATTGGGATATTTTAAATTTTCTTGAATATTCAGATATAGCAGAATCTTACAAATATTTTGCTAATATCCATTAATTCATTAAATTAAGGATTATAAAATGAAATTAACTAAAAAACAATCAGCAGAACGTTGCCAAGCAATTGAGTCAGTTACAGACGCACTAGATGAATTTGATATAGACGCTTCAGAAAACCAAATCATTGAATTTGTTGATTCTTATGGAGCAGATGAACGAAAAATATTAAATGAATTGGATTATGCAGATATAGCAGAAACATATAAATTCTTTAATAATTTAGATTCTTAAATTAGAAGGATTATAAATGACTAATACAATGAATGTTATAGATATACTTAATGAATTTAATCAATCTAATTCAAGATTACATAAACAATCTGTATTAGAGAAATATAAAGATAATAGACTTTTTATTGATGTGTTTCAACACGCTTACGATAAAGTTAAATATTCATATGGTATTACTTGTAGCCAAGTAAATTATGAACCTGATGTATATATTGATGAAATATCGTTGGAAGAGTGCATAAAAGACTTAAAACTTTTATGTGATAGAACATATACAGGCAATAATGCAATTAGATATTTAGAGAATCTATTTAATTCTTTAAATCCTGATAATAAAAAAGTCCTAAAAGGTATTATTGATAGAGATTTAAGAATAGGTGTAGGTGTAAAAGAGTTTAATAAGATAGTTTCAGATTCTGATAAAATCTTTGAACTTCCATATATGCGTTGTAGTTTAATGGATAAAGTTAAAAATATATCTTATCCTGCATATCTACAAGTAAAAATGGACGGAACATTTAGAACATTTATCAAAAATAATAATAGAGTTGATTGTTATTCAAGAAGTGGCGAATCTTATCAATATCCTTACTTGTTTAATTTATTTGAAAAATTGCCTGATGGTGCATACATAGGCGAATTATTAGTTCCTAATGCAAAAGATAGATATGAATCTAATGGAATTTTAAATTCTTTATCAGTTCCTGATGAACTTGATTTTTATATGTGGGATTATCTTGAATTAGATGAATTTTCAAATTGTTATTCAGATACACCATATGTTGAGAGATTTAGCAATTTATCTAATTATATTAATACTTTAGATAATAAAAATCTTAAATTAGTTAAATCAGTTCAAGTTAGTAATATAAATGAAGTAATTAGTATTACTAAAAAATGGATAGAACAGGGCGAAGAAGGTGGTGTTTTAAAAGACCTTAAAACTAAATTTGAAAATAAAACTTCTAAATATCAAATAAAAATAAAACCTGAATTTGATGTAGATGTTAAAATTACAGGATTTACTAAGGGAAATGGTAAAAGAGCAGATAAAGTCGGTGCTGTAATGTTTGAATCATCAGACGGATTAGTAGTAGGACAATGTAGCGGATTTGATGATTTAACACTAGATTATATAACTAATAATCAAGATGAATTATTAGGTCGTATAATGTCAGTAATTGCCACTGCTTTATCAAAATCTAAGAATTCTGATACTTATTCATTATTGCACCCTAGATTTAAAGAATTAAGACAAGATAAATTAGAAGCAGATGATTATCAAAGAATTTTAGAAATCTCTAAAAGTATTAATATATGATTAGTATTGAAAAATTAGATTATATAGCAAGTCAGTCAAAAGACAGTAGAAAAGTTGGGTGTATATTAGAACCTTTGGAAGAATTCCAAAAAACTTATGAAGGATTTAATCAAGCACCCAATAATTTACCAATGCGTGATGAAAATAATAATACTTATGATTATGTAATTCACGCTGAAGTATCAGCACTTCTTAAAGCAGACTTAACTAAGAAATATAATCTTTATGTTTCTTATGCACCTTGTATAAGATGTGCTTCATTGATTGTATATTTAGGGTGTATAGAAAAAGTATATTATAAAGATATACTTCATAATCACAAAGGTGGGATTAAGTTCCTAGAAAATGCAGGAATACCTTGCATAAAATTAAAACAACAATAGTAAGGGAGTTTTATATGACTATTAGCGAAGAAATGTATATTTTATCACAAATGTTAGAGAATTGGATGAATAAAAGAAGTCTTACGTATGAAATGCAACAATCTAATTATATTAATTTAACAGATGAAGAAATCCAAGAATATTATTCAGCACTAGATATTTACGAACAAATAGACGCACTTTGCGATATTCTTGTATTTAGTTTTAATTCTGTTAAAGTTGAATTAAAAGATTTAAGTTATGAAAACGAAATTCGTGAATGGATAGATTTTAATTATATCATTAAACTTAGAGATGAATTAAGTAAAGAATTTAGTTATGAAAATCTATATAATCTCTATAAATCAATTAGATATATGCTTTTAAATCTTGATAATTCTTATTGCGAATTTGATTTATTTAAAGCAATGATTGAAACATTTAAAGAAATAGATTCAAGAACAGGTGCGTATAATCCTGAAAAGAAAAAATGGATTAAATTTAAGACACCTGAAGCAATGAAATTATGGTATAAAGCAGATTATAAAAGTTGTGCTAAATGAAACCATTTTTAAAACATTCAGGCGGTAAGGCTAGGGAAATTAAAAACTTCCTTAGCCATATACCAAACAATTTTAATAGATATATAGAACCATTTGTAGGCGGTGGTGCAGTATTTTGGTATTTAGAACCAAAATCTGCTATTATTAATGATTTAAATAAAAATTTGATAGAGTGTTATAAATCTGTTAAATTTGACTACAATACAATAAGTTCTGAACTTGATGAATTAGTTGAAAATTATAATGTTGATTTACACCATACAAAATTTTATGAACTTAGGGATATGTTTAATGGTGTAAGAGAGAGCGAATATAGTCAAGGAACGCTTTATTATTATATTAATAAATTAGTTGTGTCAGGATTAATGCGTTATAATTCTAAAGGATATTTAAATACTCCATATTCACACAATTCAACTTTTTCAAGAAAAGTATTGACTAAGCAACATTCTGATTTATTGCAAAATACTGAAATTTATAATTTAGATTATAAATCTTTGTTTGATTTGATTAAACCTAATAAAGATGATTTTATATTCCTAGACCCACCATATGTTGATACTAATAATAATGTATATGGCAATGATGATAAATCTATTTTTGATAATAATTCTCAAAAAGAATTATCAGACTTCTTTAAATCAACTTCTGCTAAATGCTTACTGATTATAAATGATTGCGATATAATACAAGAGTTATATAAAAGATTCATATGATAAAAATTATTCTATTAATATAAAAGGTAGGCAAGTCACCAAAGGTTCAAAACATTTAATCATTAAAAACTATTAATTCGATAATTTAAGAATTATATCAGTTTTACTTAAACTTTAATTAAGTTATAATCTGATATAATTCTCTTCATAAAAAGATTAAATCAATTAGGAGTTAAAGATGAAAATTAATTACAAATCACGCAAAGTTTATTTTAGTAAATCTAAATTTAAAAAATCTGATGTTATAGATTTAGTAAAGAAATGTAAAGAGATTAAAGATAAATTCTTTATTGTTGAATATAATAAAAATAGATATTTCTTTACACAATCAGATAAACACATTAGATTATTACTTTGTTTTGATAATACATATGAAATTGAAGATTTTTCACACGGCTATAATAAATATCATATAGGAATTATATCTGAATATCATAACGCATATAAATCAAGAAGAGTAAATAAATGTAAAGAAGACGGTGACTTTAAAAGTTTTGATTTTATTGATGAAGGGGAAATTAAATATTATGAATTTTAATAATTTAAAGGAAAACAAATGTTATTTACATTATTATCATTATATACACAATTTGATACAGAACAAGAACCTAATACTAAAGTTACTACAATTGATAAAATTCAAAAATCTGATATAAGTAACAATCCTATTAAACAACCAAAATTTAATAAAACAAAACCACAGAATTTTGATACAATTATGCAAGAAGAAATCAATAAATTGAAAAATAAAAAGTAAAAGGAACAATAATGAATTTTAAAGTTAAACTACTATCTTATACACCTTTGGAAGTAATTAATACTGCCATAAGGACTTGTTGGAATTCACACGATAAATCTGATAATCTTGGCGAAAAAGATTTAGATTTGATAAAACGTGTATTATTACAAGCAAACCACTTCAGTGTTGCGGAACATTGCGTATTTAACTTCTTTATACAAGGTATATCAAGATTAAATCTTATGGAACTCACACGTCACCGCCTTGCTTCTTATAGTGTTAAATCAACTAGATATACACTAAAAGAATTAAGAAATGAAACTGAATTTACTATTAAAGATAAAGAGCGTGCAAGCAAATATATCAATCTTACAGATAATAATAATGTTGATGAATGTTCTATTCAAGCACTAGAAAATGTAAGACGATTAGTTAATAATGCAGTAAATTATAATGTAACACAAGATTTGATTAAATACGCATTGCCTGAATGCTATAAGACAGATTTAACATTTAGTATTAATGTAAGGTCACTTAGAAATTTACTAAAACTTAGAACATCTAAATCAGCACATTTTGAGATAAGAAATCTAGCGTATAAACTTTATGAAGCATTGCCTGAAGAGTTTAAATTTCTATTTGCTGACGTAATAGAATAATAAAATATAAGGAGCGATAAGATGATTATAAATGATAAAGAACAATTATATTACGAAAAATACAGACCGCAACGTATTCAAGATATGATATTGCCTGATGATGTTAAAACTAAATTGCAACATCAGGTAGATACTAAAAATTTATCTAATATGTTGTTTAGTTCTTTTACACCTGGAACAGGTAAGACAAGTTGTGTTAATGCTATTGCCAAAGAATCAGGATTAGAAACATTATTTCTAAATGCTTCTTTAAATAATGGTATTGATAGTGTAAGAACAACTATACAAAATTTTGCAAGTTATAAGTCTTTTGATGAGAATCATAAAATTGTTATAATGGACGAATGCGATGGATATTCAGATTCAGCACAACAAGCATTACGTGGATTTATTGAAGAATTTTCAGGAAATTGCAGATTTATTTTAACTTGCAACTATATCAATAAAATTATGCCTGCTATTATTAATAGATTTGAAGTTTATGATTTTGATGAATTCTATAATCAATCTAATAGAGAATCATTAATTAAACAAATTTTTAATAGATTATGCTTTATATTAGATACAGAAAAAGTAAGTTACGATAAAAAAGATTTGATACCTATTATCAATACTTATTATCCGTCTGTTCGTGGTATGGTAGGATTTATACAGAAATCTGTAATTAATAATACACTTAAAGTTGATTTAACTCAAATTCAAAAACTAGATGGATTCGATAATCTTATTTTACAAATAAAAAATAAGAATTTTGATGAAATATTAAAAGAAACATATTTAGTTACAAATCCTGATTCTTTTTATACATATATGTATAAGAATTTAAATCAATTTAATCAGCAAGCAAGACCACAAATCTTATTAACTATTGCTAAGTATCAGTTTCAATCAAGTAATGTAAGAGATAAAAATTTGACTTTATCTGCTTGTTGCGTAGAGTTGGCAAATTTTATAAAATAAGAAATTTTAAGCATAAATAATATATAATTCAATAAGGAGTATTAATGAAAATTTATAAAAACATCAGAAGACCAGGTCGTGATATAAAAAACGCCACTACATCTGTAACTTCAGAAAATCATAATCTTTTTAGAAAAGATGGTATGGTAACTTATAATTATCGTCTTTTTATAAATGAATTTGATGACGCAAAATTAGATGAAATATTTGATACTTTGTATGACGGCGAGTCTTACGATACACTTGAAGTTAGAATTTCAAGTCCAGGTGGATATTTGCTAGATTTACAAAGATTTCAAAATGTAATTGAGAATTATTTTCAAAATAGAACATTTACTATATTAGACAATCACGGATATTCAGCAGGTGCTTTAATGTTTCTACTAGGAACAGAACGTATAGCACACAGAACAAGTATGATAATGTTTCACGATTGGAGTGGTGGATATTGGGGCAAAGCGTCTGATATCGATAAACAACATAAATTCCAAAGAGAACAATATAAAATTTGGATGAGAGATTTATTATCAAATTTCTTTACTGATAAAGAGATTGAAGATATGTTTGAAGGTAAAGAATATTGGTATAATACTCTTGAAATGTGTAAAAAAGGTATTGCTACTCACGTAATGATAAACGGCGAGAAATTGACTGCTAAAGAATATATAGCATTTGAAAAAGAAAATTCTAAACTTAAAAAATCTATCAATTCAAGTTCAAGCAAATCTAAACCTAAAAAACAGCCAATTTTTGATATCAAAGAAAATACAGAAAAGACAGAAAACGTTGAAAAAACTGAAACATCTGATAGTGCTGAAGGTATTGAAAAACCAAAAACAAAAACAAAAAAAGTTTTTGATAATAAAGATGTATTAGATGATAAGAAAAATGATATTGTTCTTGATATATTTGGTAAGAATAAACATATCAAAGATATAATGACAAGTGACAAGTGACAAGTGATAAAGATAAATAGTTTAAATATATTGAATTGTAGGCAACAAATATGAAAATAACATTAAGAACACTTGATTCTTCTAATAATGTTCCTGCTTTAAAAGAGAGTAGAAATTTAGAATTAAAAACTAAATTTGATACTCTTACATATTTAGAACTAGATACAAATTTTATAAATCTAGTTCAATATATTAAAGATATTCAATCTGTTATTTCAGATTTAAAGGCTTTGTCAAGTTCAACTGAATTATCAGATTTACTAGGAACAATAAAAGATAGAGTTGATTTATTAGAGCAAAATTTAACAAAAATAGATTTAACAAAAGACTTAAATAAACCTGTATCAACTGAAACTGCCGAAAAACTTAATGAAAAATTAAATACAGCAGATTTTCTTATTAAGTCTATTAATAATGTTTCACTTAAAGGAACAGGCAATATAGAACTTAAAACTATCAATAACAATAATATTGTAGGTTCAGGTAATATCGAAATTAAACCAACAAAAGAGCAATTTATTGAATCTATTGTAACAGGTGTAGCAGGCGATGTCGGATATTATGGTATATTTGAAACATCAGATACTACAAATTTTAATGATATTATACAAGGTTCTAAATTAAGAACTTCAACAGGTTCATCAATGATAGGAACTTGGCGACAATGTGGCAACCTTGAAAATAATAAAGCACTATTTTTAAGGATATTGTAATGTATAATAAAGCAGATTTAAGAAATGTTAGATTTTCAAATTCTTCCCAAACAAGGGTAGATTTTGAATTAAATTATAAAAATTTAGGTTGGATTCCTTATACTTTAGATATTAATAATATCAGTAATGATTTAGAACAAGAATTAAAAGAACTAATTTATAAGCACGAGATTAAAAATTATGAAAAACCTAAAAGAACTGAATTTAATCTTAAACAAGAAATCAATAAATTAGTTGTTACTACATCTAAAGGTAATGTATTTGACGCAAATTCAGAAGCAAGACAAAATATGTGTGACGCTATTATAGCAAGTGAAACACTAGGACAAACAAAAACAATATGGGTAATGGCTGATTATTCAAAGGTAGAAATAGATATTCAAGAATTGCGTGAAGCACACGCTTTGGCATTGTTGCAATATGCAAAAACAAAAGAGATATTATAATTTATAAATATTTTAAATTTTAAGGTTCTTTTAAGTTTATTAATGTTATAATACAAACATAAAAAGGAAGTTAAGGAGTTCTAGGGTTATCCAAAACTTAGAATAAAATGTTTATACAAGACCTTGTTAATTCAGGGTCTTGATTTTATGATAAGTTTCTTATCCTTGATTTTTGGAAGTAGAAATCTTAATGAATTGTAAAGTGAAATTACATCATATTTGGGAATGAAAAGTTATTTTTCACTTAATTTTATCATTAAGATTTCTTATTAATCAGCGATAAGAAACTTATCAATTTAGATAAGTTTTTGCTAACCATTTTTTACCTTTCTTGTTATGGCTTTTTGATAGTTCAAGCCTTAAATCAAACTATCTGTTCTTTTCGTGGCATTTATGTCGTTGATGAAATATGTTCTTTGATGAATTGATAAGAGTAATTACATCACTTTTATTATCAATAAACATAAGAACTTACGTTATATATTTCTACATTGTAAAAGATGTGGTCACGAAATTTTATATAAAAACATTAGACCACTTACTCTTGATTTTATCATCAAGGCGTATTTCATCTTATCTCCTCCTTTCTAATGAAGTCAAGACCCTAATTCACGATTGTTAGGGTCTTTTTTCACAATATTAATTTATTTAAGTGTATTTTAAGTATTTAAGAGTATTAAGTTTGTTTTCAGTTTTTTATTGTATAATAATACAAATTTTTAATAGGAGTATGATAATGTCAGCATTGAATAAAACAACTTCATCTGAAGCAGTCACAAATATAGCAGGCGGAAAAGCATTTAAAAGAACAAATCCATATAATACTTTTCTTAGTATAGTAATGAATTGTCTTAATAATTCAGATAATTACTATAAATCAAACAAACAAGTTCAAGAAAACCTAGAAATTTTACTTGATGAATTAGATAAAGAATTTATCGCTAAATCTGTTATATTCTTAAGAGAAGAATTAGGATTTAGATATATTAGTAAGGTATTAGCAAACTATCTTATTAAAACTGCTAAATCTGAAAAATATCTTAAACCAATGCTAATTAGGTCTTTTGTAAGAGTTGATGATATGACCGACCAATTTGCAATATCAGGAAGAGCAAATTCACTTAGACGTGCTATGAAATATTGTTTAGAGAATAAATTTAATCTTTATCAATTTAAAAAATACACATCTATCAATAATCAAGTTAAACTTAAAGATATAGTTAAACTATCAAGACCTAATCCAAATAAGTTTAAATTTGATAAACAAGGTTTAGATGATGTATATAAGGCAATTATTGAAGATAGACTACCTAATATCAATACAGCACAAACTTTAAATGCAGGTAAAGTTAAATATACATTTGATAATGTTAAAGATTTAGGATATATGGCACTAATTAAAAACATTAGAAAAATATTAACAGAATCACCTGAATTATATGATTATATTATTGAGAGAATACAAGATAAAAATCAAATTCAAAAATCAATGATTTTGCCATTTAGATTTTATGATTGTATGGAGTCTATTCAAAATATTAAATTCAACCAATTTAAACTAAGAGAATTAACAAAAACTTTGTTTTATTGTATGAAATTATCAGCAGAACAACTTGAATTAGATGGTGTTTATGCACTTTGTCTTGATGAATCAGGCTCAATGGACGGAACACCATTTAAATATGGTAAAGTTTTAACATCTATTTTAATGTCTGATAAATCAGTTGCTTATACTTGGGCTAGTCGCTGCAAATTTGTTGTTGCAAATCCAATGGATTTTCTAATGAATAGAAGTTGTAATGGCGGTGGAACATATACAGAAGAACCATTAAAAGAATTAATCAGAACTAAAACTTTAGTAGATACAATTTTTATATTTACTGATATGGAATTATACGGCGATAGTTCTTTGCAAAAATATTATAATCAATATAAATCTAAAGTAAATCCTAATGTTAAGTTAGTTCTTTGGAATTTAGCACCATATGGCGATAATACACCAATTAGATTTACTAAAGATGTAGTAGAGATTAACTCTTGTTCTGATAAATTAATACCTTATATAGGTAAAATTCTTAAAAATCCTAATTATATAATAGATAAAATAAATTCTATTGAACTTTAATTAGTGTAATTAGACTTAGGGTCTAGTATAAATATAATCATAAAGGATATATTAATGATAACACTAGACCCTTACTATTCAATAGAAATGTATAATCACTTTTTAACAGCACTTGACAATAATGGTGTAAATTGTGATATATATTGTTTAGCAAAACCACCTTTTCATTTTTATCTTGATATTCCTAATCCATTATTAGTTAATTATGATGAATTGCCTGATAATTTAAGAAAATACTTAGTTAATATAACTAAACCTGCTACACCTAATGACACATATTTACTGCAACGTAGATTTATTGACGATTCTATCAAAACTTATAATAAGTATGCCACAAATTTACCATTATTAGAAGCAGAAAATTCTAAATATGCTTGTTTCTTTATGGTAAGAAATAGAGAACACGCACTTCAATTAAGTAATGAAATAGGTAAAATATATTATTTTGGATTTTATTATAAGAAATATAAAATTTGTTTAACTACTAATGAAAATATTAAACTTCAGAATTCTAATCTTATTTTAGTAGAAAAAGAAACTAATACTATACAAATGGAATTAGATTTAAATTTTAAAATTTTTAAATTAAATGATAGATTAAAGAAATATACGCAAACACCTTATATTGAAAATGGTAGATATTATCCAACTCAAATTCAACAATTTAATCATCTTGTGTAATTAATTATACTAAAATTTCAGGATATTTTATTTGAAATTCATCAAATTCTCTATAATATTTAATTAATAAATTTTTATTTTCTTCTGATTTTGATTTTTCACATTTATTAATCATTTTAACAAGATATTGCAATTCTTGAAAAATTTTATCATAAAAAGTAAAATCTTTATTCCTAATCATAAATTTATTTTTATTTCTATTATAAATTCTTAATATATCATTAATAGTATAATACATTTCAATCTCTTTAAATTTTTAAACTCTTTAAATTTTTAAACAATTAATAATCCTTACTTCCTTAATTTAAGAATATAGTATCAGCAGTTATTCTACAAATTCCTGATGAAGTGTTTAATTGGTCGCCTGCTACTTGTTTAACATCTGAACCTTGAATTTGTCTTGTATAATCTTTATTAATTATCTCTACTTTATCTTGCTCTACTTTAGTCAATGAATTTTTAAGTATATGCGTGTATTCATCTTTTGTAATATATGTGTTTAATGTGCCGTCAGGCATATAAGTTATATCTGTTCCTGACCTATGATGTGTTCTAATAGTTTCTGAACCTTGTGTATCTGAAAATTCTTGATAATGTCCTGATATTGTTTCTAGGATATGCTTATTTGTAGGACTAGAATTAGGATTTATTTCATTATGTGAAGCGATAGTTCCAACAACAATAGGCATATTAGGATTATCGTGGTCTAGGTCACAAAATACCCAAGTTCCTATTTCTAATATAATATTTTTACCAAATCCTGCACGTCTTGAACCTGATTGTCTAGTTAATGGATTTGTAGGATTTGATTTTTCATTAGAATCAAATTTATCTGTTGAGTGATAGCCAATATATTCAATTGTTTGCATAACTTCAGACCAGGGCAAATCTGCGTCTTTTACTTCATCAGGGTGTAAAGCAAATATTCTGACTTGAACTCGTCCGTCTTTTGTTGGTGAATTATTATTAACTACTATACCACGATATAAACCCATTTATAACTCCTATAATTTATTATAATTATTTATAACATAAAAGTATAAATTTAGTATTTTGTTATCTTGATTTTATTAACTACTTAATGTATTCTTAATTTAAGTTTATTTTAAGTCTTAAGGTGGTTAATAAAATTTGGATATCAAATTAGGAATTTACTTTTTAAATTTTTGCTGTAAGCAAGAGATTAAAAGAAGTAAAAATTTAAATTTATTATATTTCTTATAATAGAATTTTGATTAAAAAATTTAAATTTCTAATTTGGTATCTGAATTTTATTAACTACTTAATCTATATTTAATATGTTATTTTATTATTACTAATTTAAGATTAATTTAAGTAGTTAATAAATTTAGGATTGAAATTTAAATTTATATAGAATTCTTATAATAAGAATATCAAATAAATTCAAATTTTAAATTTATATCCTTATTTTATTAAATACTTAATTTAATCTTAAACATATTCACTATCTGCACGATATTTAATTTTCTTAAGTTTATTTTAAGTAGTTAATAAAATTCAGATACAAATTTAGATATTAAAAATCTCTATAAATAAATCTAAATAGGAGCATTAATATGAGAAAAAAACTATCTGACTATTTAAATCAATTACAAGATAAAAATATATATCTTTTACACGCTGATATGTTTCCTTATAAAACATTTAATTCTTATAATCTAGGCATACAAGAGCAAAACTTAGTTAATATTGCTTGCGGTCTTGCCTATGCAGGCAAAAAAGTAATAGTATATGGTGTTTGTGGATTTATTTTGTATAAGGCATTCGAGCAGATTAAATTTAACACACAATGGTGTAAAGATAAATCTTGTATTATATTTTGTAATGCAGGACATACAGGTTGCTATGATTTTATTAATATAGGACACACAATTAAAGATGATTTAGAAATAGCAAAACTCTTAAATTTAAAAGTATATACGCCTACACATCAAAATTTTATACAAATTATAGAATCCTTACTAAATAAAAAAGGTTCTTATCTAGTAAGGCTTGGCAATGATTTAAACTAGATTAAGTAATCAGGAAAATTATCAATTAATAATTTATTAATAATATTAATTTTATCTATATATTTCTGTGCTGAATTTACAGTATTATTATAATATTTTATATTTTTATCTAATTCTTGATTAAATTTAGAATATAAAATTTCTTTTGGTATATCTTTGGTAGCACAATGAAAATTATAATTTCTTCTATTTGAAAAATTAAAATAAATTTTCTTTAATTTTAGTGATATTCTTGCACGACATACTAAATTTTTATAATCTAAATCAAATGCTATATCTTGCCACGATTTTGTTAATGTAAAATCTTGATTAAATTTTGATTCAGATTGTTCTATTTCTTCAGTAAATTTATCATTACTAGATAAATTTTTAATTTCAATATAATTGTCTAATATTGATTTATAATTTATATATTGAGCGTTTTCTGATTTATATTTTATGTTTAATTCTTTATAAATATATTCTATTAAATATTGTGCTTCTAAAAATGTTATTCCATAAAAACTATCAGTATTATCATTTAATACAAATTTATTAGATTTAAAATCAAATACATACGTTGCTTCAACAGATTCATATAAATCAGTAATATATATACAAATATTTACATTTTCAGCATATGAAATATAGCATAATACGTTATATTCATCAGGAAAATCTTTAAAAATTTTAGGCAACTCTGACATTTCATAATATTTTTTCACTCTATACTTTGTATTCATATCAAAAACTCCGAAAAATTAGTTTGTATTGCATTACGTGAATTATTAATTTTATCTTGGAACAAATTACATAAATCTATTTTATTTTGATAATAATTTGTCAATGAAATATATTTTTTATTAAATAAGTCTTTTACATAATCAACTGACACTGAACTTACTGAACTTATAGAAAAATCTTTTATTGCAATTTTTTTATTATCCTTTATAATTTCTAATTCGCAAATATCATCTAATACATAAAGATTAATAATTACATTATTTAAATTCAAGAAATTATCATTATAAAATAAATTAATTTTTTGATATCCATAATCTGTTATTCTGCCTAAACTTTTAATTGAATTGACTAAGCGTTTTTGTGCGTCAAGTTCATTTATTTGAATCTTAGTTTCTTCTATAATATTTAATCTGTGATTTTCACAATATCCTAAATATTCTTGAAATCTTTGAAAAAACTTTTTTATTTGTTTTGTATCATCTTCAACTGAATCAATTACTTTACTTGCTTTGTATTTAGAATTTAAAAATTCATCTAATTTGTGACTATTTTTATGTAATTCATCGTGCTTAGAATTTATTATAAAAACATTATTTTCAAAATCAAAATCATATTCAAAATCTGATGTTAGAATTGTCAATTCAAGTTTTAACTTATTATAATCAGGTTCTCTAAATCTATAATAAAGTCTTTCTTTTGTGTTGTTAAATTTGAATAACAATTGTATTAAGTCATTTAAAGTTAAAACATTTAGTGTTCTTTTCATTGCTATAATCCTTTATATAAAAAATTCAGAATATATGCTTCTTAAAGTGTCTAAGATTGAATTATACTCTATATTTAATTTTGTATTACTCTTAATTAAATTGTTCTTTTCTAAGAGCAATCTGTCAATATGCTTAATATATTCTTCATCAAATTGAGTAAGATTAAAGGCATAATCATCAGAATATTGATAAGTATTGTTTATTGTGTCAAAGAAAACTGCAATTCTTGTAGAATTTATTTTAAAAAAATCACGTTTTATTGAAGTATCAGGCAATTCTACTGAATATTTGTTTGATAATTTTACATCATAATTGCCACAAAGAACTATATTTTTATATTGTTTAAATGTTTCTATTTCTTTATTAGAATTAGATATATCTGATTTAGTTACTAAAATATTGTTATCAATTAATTGTGAGAAATCATCTAATAAAGTGTTTAAATTTTTATATTCAACTAGGTGTGGATATCCATCTTGATTATTTGGATTATAAATTTTAAATTCTTGTTCTTGTGAATTTAATAATAATTGTATCTTTTCTTTTGCACTGATGTTTGTGTCTTTATGTATTTCTAAATATATATTTCCCTTCCAATCATAGCCAAGAAAAATTTTCATATTATCAAGTTTATCAGTTTTATTTTGAAATAATATATCTAATTGTTTTAAATTTATTTTCTTAACATCTATTATATCTATCATTTCCATTTTTGTATTCCTTTATATGATATATTCTGAATAGTATTGTAATATTTTTTCGCTTAAAATTATATTATTGTTTATATCTGTTTGATTTGCTTTTATAATATTTTCAAGAGTTTGTATATATTTGTCATCGTCAGAATTTTCTTTAATTTTGTTTATGTGTTTTATAATATCTGATTTTCTTATATTGTTTGCTACAAATAACGATTTATAAAATTCATTAATTAAAGTATTTAGATTATTGCATATTATATCGCCGTCTTGTGCTGAATTATAATTGCTATAATCTAATTCAAATGTTTCTTTGGCAACATCATAATTATATGCAAGAAATCTAAAATCTTTTCTTATTTTTATTTTTAAGACTTGTGTATTTAAAAATAATCTCGGTTGTGTATATATTATTTCAATATCTTTATCTTTATTAAATAAAATACTTAAATCTTTTAGATTTATTTTGTTGGGTGCTGTTCTTATTGAAAATATTGTATTCATCTGTAATCCTTTAATACCTTTGTTGTTTAAAAGAATTATATAATATTAATACTTAAAATATGTTTATAAAAAATTTAATATAAACTTAAAGTCTTAAATCAGAAATTCTGAATATAAATTTAAAAGTTTTTCTTTAGTTTTCTTTAATTCTGATAATTTATTATTTTGAAGTTTCTCTTCTTCTGTAAAACATTCAATAGATTTGTTTAAATTATATATTGTATCATCTTTTAGTTCATTAATTTCATTTTGAGTTAAATTATCATATTCGCCAAACAAATCATCATCTCTGCCATAAAATTCAAACAAATATTCTTTATTTAAATAATCAAAATGAACTTGATATCTGCTAGTGAGAAACTTCCCATAAGATATATCGGATTTAGATTTATTAATATTTAAATTTAGTGTTCCTTGCTCTAAAACTTTAATTTGTTTTTGTTTCTTTTTTATATTTTCTAAATTCATTTTGTATTCATCTGATGAAGTTTGTATAACACTATCAATATCATTATAAAATCTATTCATCAAATCGCTAAAACATCTATATCTTTTATTATCCATAATATTTATATTTGCAAATTTTTCTTGATAAGTAAATAAATTTAATTCTGAATCATAAATAAATTTTTCATAATCGTGTAAATTAATTGACGATATTATATGTATGCAAAAGTGCTTAATATATATTCTACTATTTAAATCAAGAATATTACCGAACATAATATCAAAATTTGAACTTTTGTAGTTTTCAAATAGTTTTTGAAGTTCAGAAAATGATACTCCGCTTGACTTAAAATCTGATATAGTTTTCATTTTTGTATTCCTTTTTAATTAAATAAAAATTTCAGTATATTGAGATTTTAATTTATTTAATATACTATTATAATCATTAATAATAACATTAATTTTATCTATTGCTTTATTATATTCTAATATCATAGTATTCACATAATTGATATATCCTGATTTTAAGTTGTTAATAGTATTATAATCATTTTCATCTGTTTTAAATTGATATGTTTTTTGCTCTTTGTTAATATAAATTATATGTCTTGATATGTTTGTGTTAAAAAATTCTTTTGATATTGATTTATCTCTATAATTACGTAATTCATATTGTGTTTCTAAATTTTCATTATATAAGCCATTGATAACAATGTTTCTATTAATTTTATGTTGTTCTAAAGATTCATTAGAAACTGATAATCTTATTTGTTTTTCTGATATATTAGAATTAATTTTATCTGAAAAATCTTTTATAAAATCAGTTATTGTGTTGCATACATTAACATCATTAATTTGATTATTTTTTGTAAGTGTGATTTTTTTAAATTTTTTATCATTTAAATCAAATCTTAAATATTTTGTGCTTTTTGGGTTTAAAAAATATTTGTTAATAGTAAGTATTAATATTATTTCATTTGTATAATTAAATCCTAATGATATATGTATATAATCAGGTTTATTATATAAATCATCTAATTTACTTAATGGAAGTTCTTGTATATTAATTGTATTCATATGTAATCCTTTAATCAATAAGGGAATTATAAATTAAATTCCCTTAAATTAAACTAAAGCATAGTTTTAAGAGATTCTAAATCATTATCTGATACTTCTCTATTTAAAATATCTGTTCTATAATTTAGAATTTCTGTTTCTTGTGGCAAGACTTCGTTTTTATCTGAATTTATATAAGCGTCCGCCCATTTTACAGGGTTTGTATCATATCCTTTAAATAATATATTCTCGCCTATTGCTTTTAAACGTCTATTAATAGTATATTTAATATAAGTCTTAGCAATATCTGCATTCATACCTAGAAATGAACCTTTAGAAAATAGTAAATCTATCCATACTTCTTCATCTTTATATGCTTCTTCATACAATTTGTGAATTTCAGGTTTAAATTCATTATAAACTTCAACAAATCCTTCATCTTCTTTAGTTTTTAGGATATTTAGCAAAGTTTGAGTAATTGCTAGGTGCATATTTTCATCTCTACAAATTAGTTGTAAGATATTGCCTGTGCGTTCCATTAATCCTTGCGAATAGTGAAGACTCCATATTGTAACAAATCCTGAATAAAATCTTACACCTTCAAGAATATTAATAGTAACAAGAAGTCTTAATATTGCTAATTTAAGTTCTTTAATTTTATCAAATTTAAGACCTTTTATTTGGCAGTAATTATATTCTGTTACCAATTCAAAACAGATATTATAAGGTTCTGATATAGATTTAGCAATATACATTAGTTCAGGAATTTTAAAAGATTCATCAAAAATCTCACCTGGATTTGGATAAACACCCCTTAAAACTTCTGTATATGATTTTGAGTGTTTAGCACCTTCAAAATATTGCCAAGTTAGCATACAATTTTCTAATTCAGGAATAGTTGTAATTAGTCCTAGACTTGATAAAATTCCACGTCCTTGCAAAGAATCTAAGAAAATTAATTTTTGTAGAACTCTTGTATAAGCGTGCTTCATTGGTTCAAGCATTTTAGTTTCATAATCTATCTTATCAGGGGTTAGTTTTATTTCATCGTGTCGCCAATCTAAACCTTGCATTTTGTCGTTAAGATTATCAAAAATAGGATATTTCATTAAATCGAATTTTTGTGTGTTTCTACCTGTTCCTAAAAACATTGGTTCTTTTGTAAAGTCTATAAATTTAGGATTATAAAGACTTGCCTTAGAATCATATGTTTTTACATTATCAGGATTTAATGTAATCATTATTACTCCTTTGTAATTTTATAAAATTTAAGCAATTATATGTTATAATGGCTTAATAATCCCTTAATAAAGATTAAGGATAATTTAAAACTTAATAATATATAATTCATCAAAAATTAGTATTAAAAGGACTACAATGTCAGATTTAGTTAAATTTAATCCTGATGATTTAAAATCTTTATCAACAGAAAAATTAAATACACTATTGCAAGAACAAATTAAAATAGCAAAATCAAAAAAGACCCTACAATCAGCAGTTAAAACAATTCTTGCTTCATTATATGGTGCATTAGGTAACAATCACTTCAGATTATTTAATGTTGAAATAGCAAGAGCAGTTACATCACAAGTAAGATTTTATCTCAAATTATTATCTAAGAGAATGAACGATTTTCTTAATTTATATTGTGAAACTAAAGACGTAGATTATACAATAGGGGCAGATACAGATTCAAACTATTATGAATTAGAAAACGTAACGAAAAAGTTATTTACTCCAACTGATACATTAACTCAAAAAATAGACAAACTAGATGAATTTATTGAGAATAATATTCAAAAAGTAGTAGATGAAGTTAATCTTGAATTAGCAGATATATTAAACGCCAAAGACGCTTCAATGATTAAAGCAGAGCGTGAAGCAATATCAGACGTTGCTATTTGGGTAGCAAAGAAAAGATATGTAATGCGTGTTTATGATATGGAAGGGGTAAGATATGCAGAAGACGAGCCATATTTTAAGAAAATGGGTTTAGAGATTGTTAAATCATCTACACCTGAATATTCTAAAATTAAACTTACGCAAGGAATGAAATTATTATTTGATAAATCCAATGAAGACCTAAGAATATGGCTAAAATCTGTTAAAGATGAATTTATACATCAAGATTTAGACAAAATAGCAAAAGTTTCATCTGTATCAAATCTTAATTATAATTTAGATAAAGTAGAATATGATGATAAAGGACGTAAAATTGCTATACCTATTAATTCACGTGCAGTTTTAGTTTCTAATAGATATATATTAGATAATAACTTAAATTTTAACTTAATTCAAGAAAATGATAAGGTTAAATTGTTATATCTAGTTGAGCCAAATCCTTTAAATTCCAATATATTTGCATTTACTGATGTTAAATTTGCTAATTTATTTAAAAAGTATATAGATTATGACACTATTTGGGATAAGTATTTTCTACAATTATTAAAGATTATGACAGACCCTATTAATTACAATATAGATACACAAAGCGAGATTTTAGATGAATGGTAACATTATTAGTAATAGTTTTACGATAGATAAAGCAGTTCATTGTGGTGTTTCTTGTATAAATGGCACAACAGCAGATTCTTTTGAGTATTTTTATAAACTTTGGGAATTAGATAAATCAGTTAAATTAATTTTTACAAACAGATTGCCTGATTATAATTTTTATACTTCTAAATATAATATAGACACAAATTGTTTTAAGAATTTTATAGAATTAGATTATAAAGATTTACATAAGTATAAATTTAATAAACTTTTAACGTTCGCACACCATTTAAATAAGATTTTGCACCAACTTAAAGAACCTTTGAAAATTGATAATCTTTATCATATTAAGAACGAATTTAATAATATCCATAAAATCACAGGGGAATATCACGGATTTGGCGAATTTAAAGAAGTTACAGGATTAAATAATTATATCTATAAATTGAATTTTGATATTCATAAGACCTTCAATAACAATAAAGATTATATATTATATAAATGTAATTCAGAAACTTTAGAATCTATTAAGATTAAATCTAAATTTAAAAATTTAATTAAATATTCTAATACAGAATTTATTAATATATTTGAATTAATCTATAAATTAGTATATGTTAAGACAAATGGTTGTTTTGATAGACACCCACGAATTTTTGATGAATGTAAATTTCATAATATAGATATAGAATTTCATAATCTAGGCACTATTTTGGACGGCTCTGTATTAAGATATAATTTCTTATTAGAAAATGGAATACAGCCAAGATACTTAACAGAACAAGATGAAATAATACAACTAATGTTAAACTAAAGGATTAAAAATGGATTATCTACAAGACCAACTTATTACATATATAGGCAACAAGAGAAAGTTATTAGATTTTATCGGTATAGCGATAAATCAAATAAAATCTGACTTAAACAAAAAGAGTAAAGATAAATTATCAACTGCTGATTTATTTTCAGGTTCAGGTGTTGTTTCAAGATTTCTTAAACAATTTTCATATCAAATACAAACTAATGATTTAGAAAATTACGCCTATACTATTAATAAATGTTATTTAAATATTAATAAAGAAATATATGATGAATTATTAAATTTAAACTTAGAACATTTATTTAATGAATTTAAATCTGATAATTCAAAATCATTTATATTAGATTTATACGCCCCTAAAGATGAAAATAATATTACTGAATCTGATAGAGTATTTTATACACGTAAAAATGCTGAATTTATTGACAAATATAGACAATTTATTGATACTTTGCCTAATTATAAAGATTATTTACTTGCACCTTTACTTTATCAAGCAAGTGTAAAAGTTAATACATCAGGCGTATTTAAGGGATTTCATAAAAATGGTAAAATAGGTTGTTATGGTGGCAAAGCACAAAATTGTTTATCAAGAATTAAATCAGATATAGAAATGTTATTGCCTGTATATTCAAATTTCAAAACTGAAAATATAATTTATAAAGATTATGCGGAAAACGTAGCAGGATATATGGAAAATTGCGATGTTACTTATATAGACCCACCATATAATCAACATACTTATGGCTCTAATTACTTTATGCTAAATTTAATTAATGATTATATAAGACCTAGCGAAATATCTAAAATTTCAGGAATTCCTACTGATTTTAATAGAAGTATATTTAATTCAAAATCTAAGGCAGAATCTGAATTAGTTGATTTAATCTCTAAAATAAAGTCAAAATATATCATAATGAGTTATAACAACGAAGGATTTATAAATTATGATACATTTACTAAATCTTTAACAAAAATAGGCAAATTAGATGTATTAGAGCAAGATTATAACACATATAGGGGTTCAAGAAATCTTAATCAAAGAGATATAAAAGTTAAAGAGTTACTATTTATTTTAAAGAAACATTAAGAATTATCTAAGTTAAAATTAAGTATCAATAATATATAATTCTCTTACTTTAAATACAGGAGTTACAAATGACTAAACACACCAATCACATTAAATCAAAATCAAGGCTAGAACTTGAAAATGAGTTGATAGATTTATCAAAACAAAATGGTAAAATAACTGAATTTGTTAAAATACAAAAAATAATTATAGGTGTTTTGGCAGGATTATTGGTATCAGGAATTTTATTAATTTCTGATTTAGTATATAAAAATATAAATTTAAATTCTAAAATTAAAGATACTGATACAGAATTAAAAAATAAAAAATCAGAATTATTAGATTTAAATAATACTCTTATTAATAACTATTCTATAATAGAAAATTTAAAAACAGATATTATATTAAAATTCACTAAAGAAACTATATTAACTGATTTAGCCAAATATGATTATATTTCAGAAAGAGAACAAAAAATTATATACAATTCTGTAATTAAATATTCTGATTTATATAAAATAAATCCATTAATTTTATATGGAATTCTATTTACTGAATCTACATTTAAAACAGATATTCAGCACGCTAAAGTTAATCTTATAATTGATAATAAGAAAATTCAAACAAGAGCGATAGGTTTAGGTGGTGTAGTTTGGGAATGGTGGTCTAATGATTTAAAAGAAAACAATATAGCACAAACAAAATCAGACCTTTTCGATATAGACACAAATATTAATGCCACTGCATATATCTATACAGAAATGTTTAAACGTGCTAAACTTAAATCAGCAAGAACACAAACTGAATCTGCACTAATGAGATATTTTGGTGGCGAATACAAATGGTATTCTGATAGAATTAACTCAAAAATAGTTCAAATAATTAATGATATGCTTCTAAATTAATATTATATTAAGTTTTAATATAGTAATATTTTATCAAATTCAACATAAAGGAAAACAAAATGTTTTTTAAATATAATAGTTATTTAATCTCAACAGAAAATGTATCTGTTGTAATTTTCGATAAAGAAAAACAAAGGCTAACAATTAATTTTAATTATCCTATTAATATTAAAATTAACAATTACAGGACAAAACAGGTTTCAGATTATCTTTATCTTATAGTTGATGAAAATCAAGAAAATGAAATTTTTACATATTTTAGCAACGATAAAGATTATATAAAATTCACAACAGGTTCTACCACAATTTTTGTAAAAATCAAATTTATATCTTACATTAAAACAATAGAAAATGAATTAAAAATTGTATATAATCTTACACACCCTATTAATATAGACGGCTCTGCAAAAGTTACAACAACTGCTGAATTTGTTTATAAATTCTTTGATAATTTAGAACATTTTAAGGAAGAAGTATCTAGGATATCAAAAATAATTAATCTTAAAAATATAGAAGAGATTAATCAATAAAGGATTAATTATGCAAGATGTTAAGAATACAGAATATGATGATTCTTGGGTAGATGAAATAGAGATTTTAGAAATCCCTAAACCTGAATATAACTATCCTGAAGATATGAAAAAACACGTAGAACAAAATATACCTTTGCCATATACAATTGATGATGTTGATAAACGTGTTCCTTTTCTTATGGATTTACAAAAAGATGTATGTTTTGTAAATGAAAGAATCTTTGAAGAAAAAGAAGGTGCTTTTGAAGAATATGAAGCAAAGCGTGATATTTACGTAGAGAATTTTAAAGAATTATATAGACAAGTAAGAGATGATTGGGTTAAATATGATAACCCTGACGATAACCCCTGGAAATCTGATTTAATTGATATATATCAAGATGATTGGCACTCTTACGAGCATATTAAATCTAATTATACACAACACTTTAAAATTGATTATACTAAAGATTTTAAACACGTTGATTTTCTTACTGAAGATTTTGAAAAAGACCCTATGAAATTTTTTCTTAATCTTGCAAATACAAATAAAGAATTATACGATAAGAAAATGCGTGAATATCAGTATCGAAATCGTGCTAGATATTGGAAATTAAGTTATGAAGAGTTTTTGCAATTAGATAGATATGATACAAGAAGAAATAATTATCCTAAACCTGAAAATACCGATTGCGGATATGATAGGGATTATATGAATATTCCTAGACCACCTGAAGGAGTAACATATCCTGTCGGCAATAATTATATATATCTTTGGTGCAATTACAATTTACTAGACCTAGAACGTGAAATGGCTTTTCATAATCATTTACCAAAATTACCAAGTCTTAATATTGAAGATTGGAAGTTTGATAAAATGGGAAGAGATGGTGTAGAAAATGACTTTTTTAATCGTAGAATTCCTGATTTTACACCACAAGGATTAATAGACGCAGTATTGTTTAAATATCCTTTTCAAGACGGAAATTGGAACGGATTGAGATATGAGCCAAGCGGTAAAGAACTTGATTATTATGGATATTTCACACCTAGACAAGCAGACCTAGAGTTTAAAAAGAGAAGTGATTTAGTAATGGTATCACACTATCAAGATGAAAAAGACTTAAGGGATTTGTGCGAAAAGTATAAAATAGACGGAATAGCCCTAGATTGGAACAAAGACCTAATTAAAAGATTAGTTGCTAGTTTAGAAATGGGTTTAATTAAAGAAATTAACGATGATACTATATTTGATGTAGAACATAAAATTATAGACCCATTCCCACCTGTATTAACAGAAGAAGACAAATTAAGAATACAACAAGAAAAATTAGAGCAAGAGCGAATAGCAGAAGAAATCACAAAAGACGCACTAGAACGTGCAAAAAAGCGTGATGAAGAAGCAAAATATAAAATCTTGCAAAATCAGTTATACTCTGAAAGAGTGCAATGGTGGCGTAAATGGAACGATTTGCAAAAAATGGTAAATCCTAACGTTCAGAATTATATTAATACAGAAGGCGATGATTGGGCTGACGGAACACACGAAGCAGGTATTGAAAATTATAAGAATTTAATATATACTTATAAAGATAGAATAATTGAGAGATATTTAAGACTTAATAACTTACTTGATAAATCAGAACAAGAAAAACAAGAAATTATTAATTCTAAATTTCAATTATCTAACGAACAACAAGAAAAATTTGACTTGTATTGTAAAAATAGAGATTACCTAGAAAAAGGAGCAGATGTGAGAGATTTTGAATTAGATGAAGATTACAGTGAAAGTGGTGCAGGCGAAGTTCATCAATTAACTTTAGAAGAATTTAACGCATTAGTAAAAATAGAGCAACAGAAAAAAGAGCGTGAAAACGCACAACTACAATTAAATAAAGGAGTCCAAATGGAAAACACACAAAATCCACAAACTAATAATACACACGATTTAAGTGATGAAACACTAGATTCACTACTTAAAGCACTTGAAGGACTTGATACACCTAGTTCATCAGTTGTTACAGAAAGTAACATTATAGACGTTGATACTATTGATGAACCACCAACAATTCCTGTGAAACATATTCAAGAGCCACAAAATGTTACAAAAAGTAACACTATTCAAGAACAGCCAAAATACGTTAATCAACACGAGCCATTACAGGCAATAGTTGATACACCTGATAATTCAATTAAAGAAACTTTATTAAATGAAAACAAAGAGAGTATAGAGAAAGTTGAAGAACCTTATAAACCTAAATATACTCAACAAGAATTAGATAAAGTCGAAATTCCTGATGTTCCGCAAGAGTGTGATAAACCTTTGCCAAAAAATAAATCAGATTATACATTTTATGACTTTGATATTATTGAAAAAACTGAACGTGAATTTGCCGAAAAATGGCTAGACCTTGAAGATGAAATGAAATCTGTTAAAGAGCGTATGAAACTTCTTAAAAAAGAATATGAAGATAAGTCAATAAATCCACAATCTGTTATTAAAGCACTTAAAGCAGTTGAAAAACGCTATAAAAAGACTTCTGATGAAATTGAAGAAGAAGCAAGAGTATATAGCCACTTGTCAAAGGATAAGTCAATATTATTAAGAATTTCAGGTAAGATTTCTGACCGCAAGAAAAATCAATTGGCGTGCGATGATAAGAGTGTTGAAGGTATAATGGCTAATAATGAGTGTAAAAATGTAGGACGACAGAAAGAATTATGGAATTTCATAAATGATGATAGACACAATTTTATAATGGATTCTTAGATGAAATATAGTCCATATAGTTTTTCTAAAATTTCTTGTTACCAAGATTGTAATAGAAAATTTAAATACAAATATATTGATAAGATTAAAGTTCCTATTAATAATGAAGCATTAGTTAAAGGTTCTAAAATTCATAAAATTTTAGAACTTGAAGACTTTACTAATTATAATAATGACTTAGAATATAAAGAAATTATTGATAAATTTGTAAATTCTGATATAGGTAAGGATATTTTTTCTAAAAAATCTATTAAAGAATATCAGATTAAATTAGATTCTAGGATTAATCCTTGTAAAACAGACCATATATTTGTTGGATATGTTGATAGAATTAATCAATCTGATATATTAGAATTAATAGATTATAAAACAGGTAAGTATAAGGAATTGCAGTATCAATCTTTTACTCAATTGATATTTTATGCTATATATTTCTTTAGAAAATATAGTAATATAGACAAAATTAAGATTAGATATGTATATGTAGAGCATTGCCTAGAAAATACTTTAGAATTAGAAAGACAATATTTAGATGTATATTTAGATACATTTAAGAAATCTATTATAGAAATTGAAACATCTGAATATTACCTAAAGAATACTAAATTTTGTAATTGGTGCGAATATAAAGATTTATGTGATAAAGATTTAACATAAGTTAATAAACTAGATAAATAGTTTTAATTAAATTAAAACTGATTATAAAGGTTATTTCTAATGAATAAATCACTAAATGAAATTTTGATTAATAATATCAAGAAAGATGGTAAAATTGTTCCATTATCTGAAAATATAGATATGGAAAACACTGAAAAAATACTTATGGATATGATAGAGCAAAAGAAAAAGACTTCACTTGCTTATGAAATATCAGAAGTTCAACCTATGATAGCACCTGTTGGCGTTGTATTCGTATCGAATTATGATTACGCACAAGAAAAGATGACTATTGGCAAAATAAAAGTAGAAGCACAAACATCTAAAATTAAGACAGATATTACACAAGAAGCACTAGATGATTTGGCTCAATTTGGTAAGGATTTTGAACTAATAGAGAAATTTGTTCGTAGAGCAAGTGATAATGATGAAAATATGAAATTCGTTCAGTTTCTTAACACAAAATCAACTGCTATGCCTGATTTGAATATGACTGCATATGACGCTACAAACTCTGAAAATTCTTTGTTTATTCTATTAAAGAGAATTACAGAAATAGTATCAGAAATCAATAAATCAAACTATATGACTTTTAGTTCATATTGTGTAGTTCCTGCCAAATTTGCAAGCATTCCACTAGGTCAAGGATTTAATAACGTATCTGAAGAAAATGAGTTATTTTTAGGTGCTTATAAGAAAGTAAGATTTTATCTAAATCCTGATGTTAATGACGAACAAATATACGTAGGATTATGTTCTAAAATAGAATCAGGTGTATCATCAATTATATTCAGCCCTTATCAATATCTTATTTCAAAAGCACAAGACCCTGAAACAGGTATAGAGAAGTATTTTGTATTTAATAGGTATCAAATTACAGAAAACCCATTAAATCAAACTAAGATGTATAAATTTAAGATTAAAATCAACTAATTTTTGATAACATAAAAGTATAAGGGGAATTAAAAATCCCCTTTTAAATAGGAGTATAAATGATTAAAGTAAAAGATATTATGGATTTTAGATTTGAAAATTTATATCTTGAAGATATAGATGAAATACAAGATAAAGAGCGAGATTATAGAGAATATATAAATGAAGCAACTGCCAATCCTATTAAAGATTTGAACTCTGTTGAATTAAAGAAAAATCTTAAAAATCTAGGCATAAAAATTAAAGATTTTGTAGAAACAAACGCAATATTTAGTATTACTTTATATAAAATAGATGATGAAATATATACAAATTTAAACACTCTGCTTAAAGATTATGACTTCAAAATAGAAGTTAGTAAAAAATCAATTATTATTTTTAAACCTTAACTATTTTTAAAAATTGAATTTCTATTTATATAGGAATTCTCTTTTTCTTAGTGTATTACATTTTAGTTACAATATTATATTAAATTAAGTAGTTAATAAAATTTGGATTATAAATTTGTTTTAAGATTTTGCTGTAAGCAAAGAGAGTAAAGAGATTAAAAAATTTAAATTTAATATATTTCTATTATAAGAATTCTATATAAATTTAAATTTCTATCTTATTTTTATTAACTACTTAATCTATTCTTAATTCTTATAATTAATTATTATCTTTAAGTTTATTTTAAGTAGTTAATAAAATTTAGATACAAATTTAAATTTTTGCCGTAGGCAATAATATAAAACAAGTAAGAAAATAAATTTATATTGATTTATATAATAGAATTTATATATAAATTTGAATTTCTATCTTATTTTTATTAACTACTTAAATTAATCTTAAATTAGTAATATATTACTTACAATGTAAGAATAAATTAAGTGGTTAATAAAAATTGCATACGAATTTAAATTTATTGAATTTATTTGATAATCTATTATAGAGATTTTATATAAAATTTAAAATTCTATCCTAAATTTATTAACAACTTAATTTAACCTTAAACAGATTAAGATAGTATATCTGTAAGATAAGATTTCTTAAGGTTCGTTTAAGTAGTTAAT